GGATTATGATGTGGCCGCCGATGCCGCCGATGCGTATCAGACAATATCAACGGGTGGGGTAATAGTCACAACCAACGGGAGGGTCAAGCATAACAAGTCACAACATGGCGCCGCTCGATTTGAGGTGACAATCTCAGACGGTGCCACAATAGATGCTGCTTACACATCCTGGTATCCATACAATGCTGGTTATGACGATCCAGACGTGGACATCTATTTTGAAAAGGCGGCGGCTCCTGCTGCGTTTTCAACCACGACCAACGATATTACAGATAGAGCAAAGACTACGGCATATGTCAATTGGTCTGATGATGACATAGGGATTAACGCATACAAAGATAGCCCGGAATTGAAAACCGTCATACAGGAGTTAATCGACGCCTATGATTACTCCAGTGGTGCGGCAATGGTTTACCTGGGCTATGATGACGGTGATGCCGATGGTTATTTTTGGCCGAGAGATGTTGGGGTGGCTGCACCGAAACTCCATATCGAGTACACGGCAGCGGCTGGAGGGCCTACAGAGAAAGCTGGCTCCGATACTCTCTCAGTCTCAGTAACAGATGCAACAGATGATCTCTTAGTTACACTATCCCGCGCTGACACAATATCTGTATCTGTAGGCGAAGTTGTCAATCTCTTAGCAGCATTAGATCGTGCCGATTCCCTATCTGTTTCTTTAGTAGACGCGCTTTCTGACTTATCTGCTGTCCTTATTCGCACTGACTCTGTAAATGTAGGGATCACTGAAGGTACGCCTGACATAATTGCTCAACTAGATCGCGTAGATTCTCTATCTATCTCCTTGAGTGAACTCGTCACTATCTTATCTAGCTCCTCACGGGCAGATACTCTTTCTCTATCACTAACAGATGTAGTTGACACTCTTGCAGTAATTCTATCAGCTTCTGATTCTTTAAGTGTAAGTTTAACGGAAAGCGTACTTGAACTCTATGCAGCTCTTGCATCTTCTGACTCTCTCAATGTCGGGATAACTGAGGGTGCGCCTGACATCTTAGGCATTCTATTAAGGACTGATTCTCTAGCGGTATCACTAAGCGAAAATGTAGATATTTTGGCCTCTCTTTCAGTAACGGATATCCTCTCGATTTCAATATCCGAAGCTGCTGGTGTAGGTGTTACTGTTTCAGCGACAGATCAGTTAGATATATCGACAGTTGAGACTGTTTCTTCTGTTCTTTCCCTCCTAAATAGAACAGACAATCTCAATATATCTCTAACTGAGCTAGCGTCTATTCTAGTAACTATTGCTAGGACGGATACTCTTACTGTTTCACTAGTTGAGGCTTCTGAAATAGCTGGTGATATTGTTGCTAAGGCAGGGACAGACACAATAACAGTTAGCATTGTGGAAGCTGCTTCTGAGATCACAGCTCTCTTAGCTCGCTCTGACATCCTAAATGTCTCTCTAACTGAGGCACTTTCAATATTTGGTGATGCAGCTGCTTCTGATACAATTGATATATCTTTTGCTGAGCAAGCTGATATCTTGGCCGCCCTTGATGCTGTTGATACAATAAATGTTGGTGTGACGGAAGGTGCCACAGACATAACAGTTGCCGTTTCTGCTACTGATCTCTTGAGTTTGTCAGTTGCTGAAGCATCTGATCTCTTGTCTATTCTCCAGAGGTCTGATCTCCTAAGTATAGCCTTAGGCGAATCAGTTAATAATCAACTCTTCCTCGCGCGGACAGATACTCTCGATATATCATTAGTAGAGAGTGCGAATTTAGTAGCTGTAATTGCTGCGAATGATGGCTTGTCCATATCAGTAGTTGACGTTGCCGCAATAGATACGACGATTGTGCCTGGTGTGCGTAAGTGGATATTCTTGTCGGTGGATAGAATATTGGAGTTCAGTTCCAAAGATAGAATAAAAGGTTTTAAGTCCAGTAACGAGGGGATGAGTTAGTAGTATGGCAACTAAGAAGATAAAAGCGAAGGGATGGGCTGAAACGGATATTGTTCAGCCTGATGAGATAATTACTGTAAGCTGGGACTTCTTCGATGAGATGGAGACATCTGAGGATATCTCATCTGACACGACAACTGCTGAAGATGGCGACGGAAATGATGTTACGAGCACTATAATTCGTGGTACGAGTATTACTACAGGCGAAGGCACTAATGACACAATGGTTGAAGTGATTCTACAGTCACTAGCTGACGGAGGGAAGTACAAAGTCAAGATTGCTGCGACTATCACAGCAGATAAAGTATTGGTTTCTAAAATAAAGGTGCCTTGCGTTGATCACTAGATGAATCAAGAAGAGCGGACTGTACTAATTGCATCTGGAATCTCGCAGATCAAATTTGCTCTAGCCAGGGTAATCGGTAAATTACCGTCTAATATAGAACGAGATGATCTGGTTTCGGAAGGTCTGCTCTGTATTATGAATAACTTAGATAGGTGGGACGAGAGCCATGTATCTGGAGCTTCTTTTGCGACATTTATCTATCCTAAAATACTTGGCTCAATGAGGGACTTTGTTCGGCGTCATGCTATTATCAATCGTCGTTACCTTCCTATCTTTCCAGATGTTGAGTGTTATTGCAGTGATCGAGGACAAGCAGCAGACGCTACTAAAGTATCTACCGAGATGAGTACTCTCAAGGTATGTAGTCTGTCGCGCGAAGAACAAATAATTCTCGAACTCCATTTTGTGCGTGGTTATACTCAGAAGGTTATTGCCAATAAGCTCAAGATATCCGAGGCTTATTTATGTATAAAGGTAGGTCGCGCAGTAGAGAAGATGCGGAGGGTCAATAAGATTGTGGTTGGAGTGAATAGTAACGGGAATGGCAATAATGGGCAGCATTAAAAATATTTAAGGAAACGTGTCGATATTACGATAAGATGGTGCATAGTAATATCACGGCGAATCTCAGGAGATAATTAATGGCTACAAAGAACTTTCCTCGTCCTTTAGTGAATGCAGATACAACAGTGCTGACACTTGCAGCGGAAGCCGCAGGGACAGTCAACTCTGCGGACCAAATTAATGCTTCCGGGCGTGGGGTAATTATCCACGTGGACTTAACTATCCTGACGAATCTAGGCACAGAAACCTTCGATCTCAAGGTTCAAGGTAAAGATGTTGCGTCTGGTAGTTACTATGACCTGCCTGGATGTGAAATAGCGCAGCTTACTGCTGCTGGGTCAGCTACTTTAGCTATTCATCCTGGTATAGCTAGTGAGACGGCTAATGTATCAATAGCTTTTCCTGTACCTAGAAAATGGCGAGTTCAGGTAGTAATTGCCGACGCGGCAGCTACGGCTACTGTCGGTGCCTGTGTGATGATCTAGGGAATAAGATGCCTTATTCAAGTGTTTCCGAAGTTCCCAGTCATGTTCCTTCTAGTAAGAAGAAGAAATGGATGGCTGTGTGGAACGCGACATATAATAGAGAGAAGAAGCAAGGTAACTCGGCAAAGGAAGCCGAGAAAACAGCTTTTAGAAATGCTAACGGAGTAACTAAGATGGCAGATCCCAATATCGACGTAGAAGTAGCAAAAGCTAAGTCAAGTATCCTCAAGCAGGTTGCTGGTATTTGTCAGGATATCTTGAAAGTAGATATCTGGCAAAACGGTAAAGAACGTCCTCATTCTGTGCATTCTGAAGAATCGAGTAATTATAAGGCAACGACCGATAGAGATGAAGATGATAATAAGTCTAAATCAATGACTGTCGTAGAATCAAAGAGTACCTTCACCAGAGAGGTAGTAATCAAGGCGATAGATGATGAAGAACAGATCATCACTGGCGTCGTGATGGAGCCGACTGCGAAAGGTGATGTTGATAGCGGCTTCGAGATCGCTTCTACAGATGCACATGATGACTTTACTACTGAGGAAGAGATATGGAAAGCCAATGTAAAGTTCATGGAGCAGTTAGCCCTTTTGAAAGCGGAGCCTCACAATGTGGGACATAATAACGCGAAGCAGCCACAGACTGCGATTATTGAGAATTATGTTGCGCCAGAAGATTTTACTCTGGGCGACGAAACTGTGGTTAAGGGGTCTTGGGTACAGTCCACGAAGATCTATGATGCCGAGCTCTGGAAAGAGATCAAAAAGGGAGATATTACGGGATACTCTATTGAAGGTAAAGGAATCAAAACGGAAGTAGAAGATCCCTCATAATCTTGTCTCGACTGAGTAATCGTTTCTGCTTCTCGTGGTGAGAAGTATGAGTTGTTGCTCTATTTAGTAACGGAGGTTACAGTTAAATGAACATTAATAAGCAAAGGTACGTCTCTAAGCAGCAAGGTGCTCACTGGATGCAAGAGATGGTATCTCCAAACATGTTTCCAGTTGAAGGTGTACCGACTTCAGGGACCAGTGGTAATATGGTCGGTGCGGTAAATCCTGGTGGTCTTGTTCTTGACACTCTCAATGGAGTTGTCTTCGTGAATGAAGGTACTCTCCTGAGTCCTTATTTCACTCCTATTACTCTGGACCAGCGTCCTCTTTTCGGTGTCCAGACAGATTGGCGTGATGGTGTTGGAGTTGCTCATGCTGGTTCTGCTGCTGGTGTACTTGTAGCTGGTTCAGGTGTCAGGATCTTTGGTCAGGGAGCAGCTGAGAATGATTCTGGTGCAGTCGCACAGACCGCAGGCGAAGGTGGAACCGCCATGAGATTGACGACCACTAATGAAGCTTCTCACACGATCAATCTTGGTATGGCTGCTGGAGTTATGCAGCCTGATCAGCATCAACTCTTGGTTGTAGATTGTATCTTCACCAATGTCACAGCAATCACACTAAGGAATGTCTACTGTGGATTCATTGGTACAGCAGCAGATGCTCTTGATCCACCAGTTACCGGTGCTACTGTGACTGCTACTCTAGTTCAAGATGATCTCGTCTTAGGTCACTTCGATGTTGGTTACACTGACGGTGACCGTTGGTATTTTGCTTATAACAAGAGTAATGCTGCTGCAACGCTAGCTCCTCCTGTTGACACTTCTACTAACGTCCCAGCAGCTGGTACTTATCAGAGAGTTCGGATGGAAGTGGCTGCCGATGGAGATGCGATTTTCTTCTTAGATAAGGTACAAGTTGCCACACAAGCAATCGCGCTCGATGTTGATGAAGAGTGTACTCCAGTGTTTGGAATCGAGTCCACTTCCACGGCTGTGAAGGCTGTTGATGTGAAACAGTTTGGCGCGTGGGCATATCGTTAAAGGAAAGGAGATATTTTGGTAGCGTAGATATCAGAAGTTGAATGGGTAAACTTTTCGTCTCTGTCGCTTTGGGGCATCTCTGGTAGGCAATATTTTCGTCTAATGAAGATGCCCCAGATTACGATAAGATGGCGAACGCAATTTTGCAAACTTTAGAGGTTCTGTATGCCTAAGAAATTTATGCACGACTTGGAGATAAAGAAAGTAGCCCTTGTTCGTAAGGCTGCGAATAAAAGGAAGTTCTTGATTTTCAAGGCAGAGGACACTGAAGAGGAGGATTCAAAAACGATGCCGAATTTTATTGACGTGTTGAAGGAGAAGCTGAATGCTGTCTTCGAAGACCCAGAGCTCGTGAAGGCTGCTCCTGCTGTTGATGATCTTGAGGATGACGATTCAGAGAAGGTGACGAAAGAAACCAAAACTGAGCCGTCTGTCGAAGATGTCATCAAGGAGCATAAGCTGCCTGAAGAGGTCGTAGAACTGTTGAAGTCACAGAGTGCTGCTAACGCAGAGAACACTCAGGCGATTGAGGATCTGCGGAAGTCCATTGAAGATGACAAGAAAGCTCGAGAAGCCGAAGAGATTCAGACGACTGCAACTAGCTTCAAGTTCTTGCCTGTCGAAGCTGAGGAGTTGACGAAGTCTCTTGGTGCCCTGAAGGGTACTGAAGGCTACGAGGAAGTTGTCGGGATGCTGCAGAAGCTGGACAAGGTGGCTCAGGATAATACCCTGTTTGACACCGTTGGCAGCGGACGTACTCCAGTAGAGAAATCTGCTGACGAGCGAGTAGGGAAGATCACGAAGGAAATTAGGGAAGCGAATCCTGACCTGAGTGAAGAGGAAGTTCTCACGAAGGCATATGAGGACAATCCTGATCTCTACGATGCCCAGGTAGGCCGTGTTCCTAATGTGGGCGATCACGAAGAAGTCGACTAAGCCTAGAAGGAGGTAATTAAATTGGCGACTCAAGAAGGACTTGAATTAAGATCGTACCTGGCTGCGGCTGATCTGTCAGATGAGCAGTATTTTATTGTAGCCACTAACGGTACGGATGATACTGCTGCATTGGCGGCTGCTGACTCTGATAATATCATTGGAGTTTTGCAGAATAAACCGTCGGCGGCAGGGCAGATGGCCTCCGTTGCTATTCGTGGCAAAGTTAAGGTCGTGCGCCCTGCAACTGTGTCAATTGCTGCTGGTACATGGGTGACGGCTGATTCTGCTGGTAAAGCAGTTCCTCTGCTTCATTCAGATGGAGATATTGTCACCGTGCTTGGTATGTGTACTGCGACTCTTGGCGCAACTGGAAATAACGAACTCATTGAAGTTGAGCTTCATATCTCCAGGATATATGCTGGGGCAGCTCAGTCTTAAACTAATCGGAATATCGAGATAGAAGGAGGATAATACAAAATGCCTTTTCGACCAGATGTAGCCGATGTGCATACCGATAGACCGCTTAGCAATATGTCTATCGCGTACATCCAAAGTGAGAAGAACTTCGTAGCATCGCAGTTGACTACGGCTATCCAAGTGGAGAACCAGACCAACACGTATGCTACTTACACTAAGGAAGATTTCTTCCGTGATGAAGCGAAAAGACGTGCGCCTGCCACTGAGACTGCTGGTAGCGGATTCAGGGTAAGCACGTCTGCGTATCGGTGCGAGGAGTATGGCTTTCATAAGGACATTCCCGATGAAGTCAGAAACAACGCAGATGCGCCCTTTCGGGTTGACAATGACGCTCGCGTTTTCGTCAACCATAAAATGTTGCTCAAGAAGGACGTACTTCTTGCGGCAGATATCTTCGCAACCGGTAAGTGGGCAACGGATGTTGTAGGTGGGACCGACTTTAATCAGTGGGACGATTGGGGTTCCTCAAATCCTATCATGGATGTTGAAGACGGTCGAGATGCTATTCATAGCGTCACTGCTTATGACCCAAATTCGATGTTGCTCGGGCGTCAAGTCTGGCGTCAGTTAAAACATCACCCAACCATGATCGAACTGATTAAGTACACGTCAAAGGGCGTGCTTACTCAAGATTTGGTCGCATCGTTGCTCGAACTCGATAAGTTAGTTATCGGGCAGTCATTGAAGGCTACCAATGTTGAAGGCGCAACCGCAGCTTATGCCTACAACTATGGGAAAGACGCTCTCCTGATGTATCAGGTAGCTAAGCCCGGTCTTCTGGCTCCTACGGCTTTCTTGTCGTTCATTTGGGCTCGGCAGGGTCGAACAGTTACTATCCGTAGACTGCGGAATGAGTGGAAACGCTTTACCCGTATCGAGGGATACTTCAACATCGACCATGTAATTTGTTGCACGGATCTTGGTTACTTCATGGATGCTGTTGTAGCGTAGGTTCTTAACAGAAAGGACGGACACTGTGTACGAAGCAACATTTCCTTTTGGCTATGGTAAGAAGGACGGTAAAGTTTACGTTCTCCATCGGGGGCAGGTTCTCACACGATTAAAGAACCTGCCTAACGATCAGCTCTTGATTAACCTTAATCGCTTTCACCCGTTAGATGCGAAAGCGAAGAAAAATGTGATCAAGTGCGACAAGTGTGGTAACTCCTATGCTGATGCTAGGAAGCTACAGAATCATCGACGGCTAGATCTTTGTGGCGTACATGATTCTACTGTACTTGAGCGAGATCGTGTGAAGGATCGTGAGGTAATCTCTACTCTTCCTGATGCCATGAGAGACCAGATCCAGGATCTTAGATAATGTCGTGGACCTATAGCGGCGATCCGGAGAACTCTAATAATGATAAGGTTAGACTTTGGATCGGGGATACTAATCCAGAAAGGCAACTCCTCTCAGATGAGGAGATTTCTTTCTTTATATCTCGCGTAAGTAGTGATATCTTTCGTGCTTGCGCAGATGCTTGTGACGCGATATCTGCTAAGTTTGCTCGTGACTCTAAATCTAGAGTAAGAGGTAATTTAGTAGATATAGATTCTGTCTGGTTAACCTACAAGACGCTCGCCAAGGAGTTTCGTCGCCGGACGATCAGCACAAGCGCACTCTGGGCGGTTATTACCAAAGATCAAAAGGATACGTTTAACGATGACACAGACCTGCTTAAGCCAGGTATTAGAGTTGGGATGACTGATTCAGTAAATGAGGCAGTCCACAGAACTAATTCGACCGAAGCTGATGAACTGGATTAGCATAGATGGCTACGCGAAGGGAAGTTATAGACTCTGTAACAACTGTTATGCGGGGCACATTTCCAAATGTCTCTAACAGGTTTCGGACGCTTGAAGATTTGACAGCGGAGACACAAAGAGGGCGAGAAGCCTTTCCTCATTGGAATGTGGGGCTAGGTCCTCAAGAGATCTCCTTTGCTCTTGCTGGCGATATTGAAATTGTAGCAGGAGTTCCTGTCTACGCGATAGGGATGTGTAAGTGTGAAGGTGAGGATTTACAGTTAGAAGTTGCTGACTTAATCGACCAACTTATGCAGGCTCTTAGAGATGGATATACTACTTTCACAGATGCGTGTTTCAGCTTGGTAGCTGCTAGGGTATATCCATACGAGGATGAGGATAGAAGCGATATTGGGTATGTAGTAGCAGTTTTGACGTTTGAGACAGGGAATAGCTAACGAATATGGCTAGATTTACACTAAAACGAGGTCGCGCAGTCTTAAAGGCTATGGGTGAAGCGTGGGAAGCTCGCGCTAAAGAACTCGTTGATGGTGTTGTACTGAAAGTACAGAGCGGAGATCTTCAAAATAGTATTAAAGCTGACACTACTCAGCTAGATACCGCCAGGAAATTCTCTGATCTAACTCTGAAAATATCAGCAGATGCGGTGAATCCTAATACTGGATTTCCGTACGCAGCTTATCATGAATTCTATAGTGGTAGATCCTTTCTGAGGCCTGCCCTAACTGAGTTGTTCGATAAGCGTACTCCTTATTATCAAGGATTCATTCGTGCATTGCGTACAGATTCTCTTGACTTTCTTATTCAGACATTAATAGACGCTGAATGGAAAAGAGGTCTTGCGCCAATGACAGCTCTACGTCGTATCAATTTGGATCTTGATGGAGGATTTACGACTGGTGCAGGTGGTGGGATAGGGCGTGCTATTAGATCTCTTGAAGGTCATGTCACTACATATCCTATTGGTGTAGCTACGCGTTTCGGTAATAGATAAGAGTAAGTGAATAGAGAAAAGGACGGATTATGATTACCAAGAAAACAACTGTTAAACTAAGGCGTAAAGAGTCAGAAGTTACAGTCAATCGACGAGGTAAGCCCGTACAAACTAAGCGCGTGTGCCTTAGATATACTGCTGGGCAAACAGAGTATAAGTTCGATATTAATAAGTCCGTGTTTGAGGTCGAGCCTGATCACGCGAAAGCGATAATGCGCCGATGTGATATGGAGCTGGTTCCTACAAAAGTAGCGGCGAAGAAGGTCTCGAAGTCTAAGTAATTAACTATAGAGGAGAAATAGTAATATGGGAAGCAGACCACAATGCGAACGATTAGTAGGTTCGCTGACAGATGAAACATCATACGGGACTGCGACTGTTGATGGAAGCTTGACTGAAATGTTCAGTCTCGTCGATCCTGTGTTTGCTGACCACTCACAGGATATTCAGGATGATCGAGATCTTCTGAAGGGGCACGAATGGCTCGAAGACGTGAATGCTTATGAAGTCATCTTTGACAATCGCTCGATTCCCCTAACCAACATTCCTGCAAGTGCAGAGTTTATGGCGTATGTGATCGCGTCAGCTCTAGGTGATGTAGCATCAGCCGCGCAAGACACCGAGTATCAACACACCATCCTACCTATGGATATATGTGCTGATGGAGCACAACTACCTTCTCGTACCTTTGGAATTCTTTTCTCAGGTACATCTGCGCTTAATACCAAGTACAAGGGTTGTTGCGTAGATTCGGTGACCATCAGGGGATCTGATCGAGGCAGAATCACTATGGATGTGACATGGGTTACTGATGGATCTGAGTCTGATGGCTCGTCTATATCAGTACCAGCATCATTCCATACTTCGTCGTTCTACTTCGGTAAGGATGTCGAGATTAAGGAAGATACTTATGCTGTTGGATCTCTCTCATCTTTTAAGACCATTCTTCGTTCATTCGAGCTGACTATCAATAATAACTTATTGGTTGATGAAGCAAAAGCGACAAATTGGGCTACAGCAGCAGTTTTACCGAAGCTCGAATATGGTGTTCGTGAGATCACGATGTCATTGAGTTTACTTGGCGATGAGACAACTGCACAGTATGTTCATGCTGCCGATCAAGACATGATGGTTTCAGAGCTTACTCTAGGTGGACCGACATTGACTACTAATGATGCTGATACCATTATTACTTTCCCGAAGCATCTTTGGGAAATTGGTCCCAAGTCATATGACGGAACAGAGCGCATTTTTCAGTTAGACTATGCACTGTTCTATGATTCAACGGAGACAGCCCCAATTAAATTTGAAATCACTACTGCTGATGCAGCGGTAATCTAGTTCAGTAATGAAATATTCAGGATTCGGCCCAACTCGCTTGTCCGTCCTGAGGCCGATATGGGAGGCTGCCTGCTGTTGCGGGACAGGCACCAGCCTCCCAAAATCTTTAGCCTTTAGCTATTAGATTGTGCGATGTCCCGCTTTTATCACACCTCCGCCTAGGTCGTTGTCTTAAAGTTGTTGCCAAAAGTTCAGACAACGGGTAGCGCATCGTTTTGCTTGTCTTTGTCATCCACTTGTGTTATAATGTTACTTGTGTTTCTATCTATTAACTCTCTAAGCCGAAGGAGGCAAACAGCATGTTTAAGAAGTCTTTAGTGCCAAAGACTATTCCTGTTGCGCTATTGTTTATAATTGAAGATGAGGACACCGAAACAGGTGATGTCTATGAAGATGAAGTTGCGGTAGTTCATCACTTCAAGCGTCCCACACCTGGAGCAAGGGAACAGCTTGCAGACAAACTGACAGGGAGATCAAAGGGACGTAAGGTTTTGCGGATGACCTATGAGTTCTGGTCACGTCATATTGACAAATTGGAAGGATATGAGGATCTCGAAGGAGTCGATAGAGGCGCGAACGACTGGGATGGATACTTCGAAGATGAAATTGGTATTGAGCATGTGCAGTCTGCTGTAATCACCTTACTAGGTAAGTTAGGTGGAAGGGAGACTGAATCGGTAAAAAAGTCCGACTCATCGCAAGACGAATCATTAGGGAAGGGACAGACTTCTCAATCAACCCGTACGAAAAAGACGACTTAACGATTGAGTCTGATCACCTTCTGCGAGAGCAATACCTTGACGGGGAGAGGGCGCCGGGAACAACTCCAACTGAGGAGTTCTACGACGCTCTCTGCGATGAGTTTGGAGAAGAGGCTGTCGCGCTTACACAGAGATGTTTTCATTTACGCGCTTGGCGGGAAGTGCATGGATCGTATCCTTTTGATTTAGATTATGAACGATTAAAGTGCATAATGGCAATTGAAGAAGAGATTGGCCTAAAGCAGGCGGAACAGTCATTTAAGATGCACGAACAACAAGAACAACAGAGAAGACAGATGGCTAAGAGCCAGATAAAAGGTCAAGGGGCAGGAAGAGCTCCAATTAATAAGTTTTAGTTTCTACAGTTATATAGTATATAGGTTCTAGATTTTCTAGAGGATCAAATATATGGGTACAGGAAGAGGGCTAGGTCACAGCCTATTAGCTACTGTCGGGCGACATAATGCAGATGCCATAGTTGAGTTTAAGCTCAGAGGTGGTCAATTAGTTGAGACTAAGATTCGTCGCGTCAATAAAGAGTTGAAGAAGACGGGAGTCACGGCTAAGGTTACTGCTAATGAGATGACTAGGGCAGGAAGGAAGACTGGTCAGGCTATAGATCATGTTAGTCGTAAGTTAGACAAAGGGACTGCTAAAGCTAATACTTTTCGTGGCTCTCTTCGCCAAGCATTATCTCCTGCTGCTATTGGTGGAACAGTTGGTAAGGCTCTTGTATCTGGTGTTGCTATTACAGCATTTTTCGGTACTATAGTTGCGGCACTTAATTTAATAAGAAACACTGTCCAGAATATTACCTCGCTCCTCACTAACGCGACAGTAACGGTAGCTAATTTTCAGAAAACGACTCTAGGTCTACAAGCTCTGCTTGCCAGTATGTTTAAGTTCTCTGGCGATGTAAATGAGAACTTTATTGTAGCTGGAGGTATTGCCGATAAAATACAACGCGCCTTGATCGCTCGTAACAAAGAAAGTATAGCGTCGTTTGAAGAGTTGCAGTTATCTATGCAGGCTGCTCTAGGTGCAGGGCTTCCTAAGTACACTAAGAATTGGAAAGAGGCAGTCGATGTTGTCATTCTGCTATCTAATGCCATTGCATCTGTTACAGTTGGACAGGATAGAACTAGGCAGCTTACTCAGGAAATAAGAGACTTTCTCCAGGGAACACTTCGTCCTACATCACAGTTATCTAAACTGATAGATAACATGGTCGAAGGAGGATTGAAAAAGCAATTAGCAGTCTGGCGTGAGACAGGTACGTTATCAAAGGATCTTCTTGACATACTACCTGGATTCTCTGCTGCTACAGCTCGATTTGGACGTACTCTTGAAGGTATTAAGACTACGTTCCAGTCAATATGGCAAGTTGCTCAAATTGAGATTTTTGGTCCTGTACTGCGTGAAATAGGCGAAGCTACGGCTGACCTAGCGGATAAAATTCAGAAACCAGGTAGCCCAGTTGCAAGATCCATCGCGAACATGACTAGAAAGCTATCTGCTGGGCTTCTTGCTGGGTGGGATAACTTTGCGCGGGTTGTGAGTGGAGAGAATTCAGTGGAGGGTATTTTTTATAATCTAGAGGAAAGTATATCTAGATTAGCGGAAAATCTACCTGCTCTTGGTGCTGCTGTAGGCGAAGCTGTTAACCAACTAATTGCTGCGCTCAAGGATATCATTGCTCTGCTGACTGAGGGTAGGTTAATAGCAGCTGTGGTAACTTATATGTCCACGTTGGTCAGCTTGATAGGTAAGGAAATAATTATACAACTAGGACGGGATGTTGGGCTTGCTATTAAAGCTGGAATTGCCGAGGCATCTCTTAATCCCTTTGCGGGTGGAAGCGATTTTACAGACAGCGCGATAGCTCAAACTCTTATCCCTCCATTATCTTTCTTCGACAAGCTCCGAGACATTACTAACATCCTTATAGAAGCAAGAAATGCTCCTCCACTAACAGGTGCAGCGTTAGATCGGGCAGTAGCATCTTTCCCAGGTGTAGATCCTAAAACTGTTACCGCTGCACAGCGCGAACTTATCGCAGAGATAGGTCCAGAATATGCAGCACTAAGTGATGCTTTTTTGCGTGGGATAGGTATAGAAAAGGGAAGTTTGCTTAGTGCAGTAGATAATATGGAAGACAGCGTATCTTTGTGGGATAGGCTATCAGCGATAACTGATAAGTATATCGAGTCTCAGCAGAAGTTAATTGATGAAGCAGGTAAAAAATGGGACCATATGTATCAGGGAGTAGAGACTGCAGATACGGTGCTGACGAAGCTGACGCAGAGGCTTAAGAACCTAACTATTAAGGAGAGACAGAATCTAATTAAGGAAGCTGGAAGGGGACAGTCTGATCGGTTCTTTGTTACACCAGAGAGAAATTTTATACCTTTCTATGGGCCACAACGCGAAGGTGAAGAGCCTTTAGATGCTGTTCCTTTCTCGGTTACAGATATAGAGACGGTAAATGAGGGCATGGCTAGATTGCTTAGGCTCTTGACGGAAGCTAATGCAGAGGGGAAAAAATTCGAGCACGAAGATATAGCCAAGTTTGTGAAAGAGATAACTGATCGCGCGCAGTTGGTATATTTCAGGAAGATGGTTAAGGAACGAGAACGTATCATCAAGACATATGATCTTGAACTAAAGCTGCGTGAGAGACAAGTCAAGAAGGATATTGCATTTACTGATTCTTTACTCAAGGCTCAAGTTGTTAAGGTATCTGGATTGAATAAGGCATTGACGGTTGAGGAGAAAGTTTCACTTGAGCGAGAGAGGCAAGAGGAAATTACTCGTAAGCATGTACTTGCAATGATAAGGGCAGAACATTCTGCTGAGACAATCAGAGGTACAGAGAACCAGCGCACTAGGGAGATGGAGCGACAGCTTGGGTTGTTGACAGCCCAGCTTAAATTAGAAGAAGGACTAAGGCAGTCTCGGCAAATTATTCGCCGCTTCCGTCTCGAAAAAGAAGGTGTAGTTACTGGATCTAGAAGAGTAGGCTTTGAAGGGCTCGTTGGAGAGCGTAGTAGATTAGAAGGTTTGAAGGGTCTTGCGCGTACGCCTGATGACATGGAAGCCATATCTACTGCGCTAGTTGCAGTCAACTCTGAAATGGAGAATTTGATTCTCAATGCAACTTCCGTAACAGATATTATACAGTCTATTATGGTTAAGGCTTTCTATGATTGGGTACTGAGTCTCAAGGAAGTCAATTCAGCCCTGAAGGATGTGAATAGTACACTGAATGATCCTGCGGGTATAAACTCTGAAGAAACTGGTAGTGTTGCTGACAATGCAACAGCGAGTATGAGCGGGTTTGTTGAGATGATACAAGCTCAGGCCTTGCCGCTAATCGCTGGATTTGGGCAGGCTTTTGCTAATGCTATGCAGGGATTAATTACTGGGCAGCAGAGTTTTGGTCAAGCTATAGGGGGTATGATTATTGCTATTGGTAACTTAGCTATAGCAATGGGTACAGTCGCAATTATTGCAGGTGCCTTTGGTATCTTTCCTTATAATAAATCGCACGTCGCTGGAGGGATTAAATTAGTTGCTATTGGTGCTGGGCTGATTGCACTTGGGCATGCTATGAATGGGGGAGGAGCTACAGCGGCATCATCTGCTGGTGGCGGAGGAGGTCCTGCTGAGACTCCATCATTCTCATTCAATCAAGCTATGATTAATTCGCAACAAGGCGCGTATGGACAGAATGATGCCGCTGCTATGGCTCTGGCTCAGTTTAGTACTCTTCCCGCAGGAGTCGTAGTTAAGAAGGGTGGTAAGGAAGCTGGTGGTTTCTTACCTATCGTGGCTAAGGAAGCTAGTACTGGTTCACAAGCAGGAGCAAATCAACAATTAGCTAAATCATTACAAGGTAAACCATAATGAGTGACTATCCTATATTTCCGGTAACTACTGTAGTCGTTCCAGCTACTCATTCTTTGCGTGTAGATGCCGTCGTACATAACTTTGGTGCTATGCAAGAGCAGCGAATCGTTACAGATCTTGCGTATACCAGAGCAGATGGTATGGGTGGAGTGACTAAGTATGTAGGGCGGAATAGATTTACGGTAAAGTATCCTAGAGTGCCGTGGGATAATTCTCCTCGGTCTGAGAATGCTCTCTTAGAGGATGAGTTCAAGAAGGGATGGGAGTTCTTCCAGGATTCGTTCTATGATTCTTCAGCAGACACAATTCAATGGAATCCATTTTACTGGTATAATAAGATGGAGAATGACGCACTGGTAACGTGGACTGGATCAGATGTGCCAGGTGGCGGTCCTCATACTAATGGTAGAGGAGAGACTGTTACTAATACTACAGGTAGATATCTTGTAAGATGGAACGAACCTATGATGTCTGTGCAACAGTTTCAACAGTGCTTCTTCGAGTTTGGTCTTGACTTGATTGAGGTAAGTGCATAATGACCCTTGACATATCTGCTAATATAGAAACTGAGATAGGTGCTGCATCACTTGCAGTTATAGATCTCTTCGTCGTCGATTTTGGTAATGGCTACCGCAGATATTGGTCTACTCACGAAGTTGATAGTACATGGTTTCCTTCTGTAGAATTCCTTACTAATATAACGCCAGATGAATTCGAAGCCAGAGTAATTAAAAGCGGTAGTAGATCATGGTCGCTTGGCGCAGAAAATGATTCGTTGGATATAGATGTATCAGATGGAGATGGTGCTTTATCAGAGATAGCTAGAGAGATTGGAATGGCTCGATTTGAAGGAGCTAAGGTTTACAATTGGCAATTATTTCCTTCAATTAAAGAGGCATACAAAGGATGGGAAGGCACTGGTCTACAACCTATTTGGGAGAACTACCAGATCTCATGGGAAATCGAATTTGGGATAGCGAATCTTAGGCGTAGGTTTGGAAGAAAATTAGTCTTCACATGCCCATCTATCTTCGGTGGACCAGATTGTCCTTATTGTCCTTCTGAGGGGAGAGGATTACCTGATGTATCTACACAGGATGATACACCTGATGAGAGTGGTTTTGGCGTTTTTGCTTGTACTGCTGGTTCTCAAAGTGATACAGTGGTCTATTCAACAGGTGGCTTCAGTGGAGTGGTTCAGCCCGGTTGGATTGCTTGGAATAGGACTCGCAATGCTTTTGCTGTGGTATCTACTATAGACTCTGATACACAATGCACAGTTATTAATGTAGTTGCAGGAGAAGGTGGAACTGCTAATTTTATACCTACGGATGAGATAGGTTTAGGTCCAGCATATACATATTGCTCTAAAACTCCTGCTGCTTGTAAATCTAGAGGTATGTTTGGTCCTCACGATGCTGATGAGACTGGTGTTGGAGATAAGAGAAGGTACTTCTCGGGTAATGCTGCTTCTTCTAAAGTTACATACTCAGGGAGATTGCCTGACAACCAAGACAATGATCGTTTTTACAGAGTCACCAAGAACAACAAATCTCTCGACGGAGAAATTATTCCTGTCGTCTTCGGCTTTTATCGCCTCTCAGATATTCCTAGTCTCCACTATGCTCCCGCAGGAGACTTTCAGCATGGTTTGTTTTTGATATGCGAAGGAGAGATCAAAGACGTCAAAGTTGTAGATATTAATGGGCAGCCTATTGATGATGGTACTCCTGATAAGTCAAATACTTATGACATGATTCAGAATGATGCCTTCTGGAGATGGGGTACATGGGAGCCTAATGGTATTGAAGATTCTCGGGCCATCAATGAGCGAGTTGGGCGAGAAATACGACGTGCTACAGGGAGGAGAAAGTCAGTAGGCTGGAGATCCGGAAACACAGTCATCGACACATACGGAGCGGGTTCCGGAGCGAACAGACACGGAGAGACTATCGACGCTGGGCATCCTTGGCTAGTTAATTCAGGGAAAGGTGATGGGATCTCCGTGTCTGGGAGTGTATTTGTTAGAGGACGAATTCAAACAGATAATGATGATACATCCGCACTTACTGGTAACTTTGATATATGGGGATTGATGACTAAGTTACCAAATGGACATCCTGTGTTAAGAGATGGGCTAAGATTTAGCTTCACATCAGGTACGGATCTCAAGTATACTTCGTTTCCTAATCCTATCTTGGCTGCCTATAATCTATGTATAGATCCTAGATGGGGAGCCTCTATCAGTGAAGGTAGAATAGACGTATCTTCCGTTATTACAGAGTCAGCATATTGCGAAGAAATAATCCCTAATGTAGATGTCCAGTCTTCTGAGTTGTCTGGTCAAATTTCTCTAAGTAATTACAATGTGCATGAGGAAGTAGAATACAGTGATAATTGGTTCTTCACAGAGAGTCTCATAGCTGCTGATGGCGCAATGAATGGTAGGCAGATTAACTTTACTACGGCAACTAGAGAGTGGTCCGCAGTTATCGCAGGCAATCGCTACTTTGATGCGGGACAAGATCGCCAATTCTACGGATATGTTACTGGTATTCATCATCTTCCTTCTGAATACGAAGATACATATGATGCACCAGCAGGGGTGATGATTAGGCTAGATCAGAACTTTCCTTCTGGTAAAGAAGGACAGCCTGGTGACGCATTTACCATTACTAATCAGAGGACTGCTGCTCGCTTTAAGGCTAATGGCCCCTTAGCAGATGATATATCTGTTGGAGAGATGCTTGAGCGTGTGCTAGAGAATTGTAATGGTACATTTCGCCAATCGGATGGAGGCCAGATTGAGTTTATTATTCGTAAAGCACTAACTGCTGCTGAGCTAGATACTGTTGCCTCAGACTATGTATTTACTGATAGAGGCACTGCACGAAATATTGTAAGAACCTCTGATGGCGTAAGTACGCTACGGATTTGGCAAGAGAATAATACTGAGATCGCTAATCAATTCACAGTTAAGTTCTCGGATCAGCAAAGAGATTTTCTCGAAACTAACCTTACGGTGTATAGTGAGGAAGCTCAGCAAAGAAGAGCTATCTTGCATGGGGACCTTGGGGATAGAGAGGTAGACAATGCTGATGTCAACCTTAACCTTACTACTTATATTGGGCAAGCGGTTCGTCTTCTAGCATTGAGAGCTAGGGAAACATTTATCCAGAACTTGTTCTGCGAATTTAATACTTCGCTGAAGCTAGGTTATGTAATTCAGCCAGGAGATATTATAGCTGTAGACTCTAATCAGTTTAGTATGTATAACCTGAGGCTGATGGATGACGATACAGTGTCTGAGGATGGGGCACTGTTCTTTCGCGTACTAGAGAAAACGATGGCGGAAGATTACCAAATAACTTTTAAGTGCAAAGTACATATAAACTCAATATATGATGACTCAGCTAGGTCATTTGGTGAATTCTTTTTGACAACTGGAGGAGGTACTGAGAAGGCTCTGCCTGCTGCATTCGTAGAACCTTCAACTGCTTCTTCAACTGTCCTAATAGATGAGAATGGTAACTTGAGAGAATATATTAATGTCGAGATAACTTGGCCTGATATTGATCCTACTGGAGCTTAAACTATATGTCTACACCGATTGCTGCTGTTGACGTACTAAATATACAATTACTCGAAGCTGAGAAGCAAGAGATAGGTGGGCGTAAGCAATTCTGTCTTTTAGGAGACAGAGTATATCCCTATGCAGGGACAGGTAGGAATAAAGAGCCTTCTGCTATACGACGAAGAGTCGATGGCGGAAGCTGGACTGCGTTGACGGCTTCAGGTTATACCGACTTACTATCGGAGGCTAAGCTATATAGTGTTGTAGTGACAACTTTCGACGAATTTTTATATGATCTGGAAATTACAGATGCCGATGGTGTAGAGATTGTATCTACACTTGTGACTTGCTCCTTGAAAGTAGGTCGCCCGAAGCATGGTAATATTGACCAGAACATGAGTCCGTTTGCCGACATAGTTATCGCTACTGATCCTACTCAAATAGATGCTATCTCTTATTCTGTATCAGGAGACCAGACCACTGCTAAGACTGCTATCACTAGAGATGTTATCTGGTCAGGCACTCATACTACTACAAACAACTCAGCGACGTTGAAGAATAGTGCGCTTGATTGGACTGAGTTGGCTATTAGGATCGACACGGATATAGCTAAGAATATAACGGATGGATCTGAAGCGGTTATTACCGGAGTTACTTCTACTGATATTAGCGCTGCTTTGTCTGGTGGTACAGATGATGATTGGGATATAGGTGAGACTTATAATATAGTAGACGGCGAGTCCTTAGCTCTCGTAGCTCAAGGATTTCAAATCTCATTCGGTAGTGCAGGTCTTTACATATGCAAATTGCACGTGGAAGATGGTTCAGCGAATGAGAGAACTGCTAGTGTAGTAGTATTGATTGGATGAGCATATGTGCTCTGGTAGATAGTATTGATCTAATGAAACTGATATAAAAGTTGAATGGGTAAACTTCTGAGATGACACTATGGCTGTAAGAGGACGACCAAAAAGCTGTAAGGTTTATTTTAAGCTTCGTAGCGAATCACCTAAGGCAATCCGCCTTGGTAATGAGATGCTCAACGAAGAGGGATCAGACGAGAATGTAGGTGCTGACGGAAGACAGGCATTAGGAGCATTTGAAGTTACGCATGATCCTGATTCTGAAAAGTACGATCTATTTTATGTGTCGTACAATGAGCAGGGCGAAGGGCAGACTGTCAAATTAAACCGTACAGACTATGTAGTAGATACATCTGAGTCATTAGCAGACGATGACGCGGAGCTGACAGTTGCTATTGATACGCCAGATGATTCTACTATGTTCAAGGCTGGCGATGTAGTTTCTATTGATGACTCAGAGATATGCGTTATCTCATCAGTTGATTCTACTCCGCCCTGGGGATTGACCTTTGAGGAGAGAGGCGCACATGGGTCAGCTCGTTCTGCTCACTCTTCTGGTGTTGAGATTCGTCTTCTTAAATGGAGCGTACCTACTAATTCTAGAACACTCACTTCTCTCTCAGCAGTCACAACACCAAGTAGTCTCAATGTTAATTCAGGAGATGGATCATTTAGGTTCCACTGGCAATGGAGTGGAACTGATGATGAGTATTTAGCTCTTAAGGGTTTTAGGTTCTACTATAAGACCTCCTCTGGAGTTACTATAAACGACTCCACACTTGGAAGAATGATGGGTGGTGTGGGAGGACTCGAAGATGGAGATAAGCCAACAGTTTGGGAAGCTGAATGGGCGCCAACTGATGGCACATATGTACGAGGTGAGACTCCTTTCTACTTTCGTGTCGTAGCTGTGCTTGTCAATTGGGCTGCATCTGACTTATCTAACGAGGTTGGTCCTAGGTATATCAGTTCGACTGGTGGACCTACTGCAACTCCGTCTGCTCCTATTGTAAATCTAACTCAGTCAAGTAAGTATAAGTTACGCGTAGATGTACTTCGTGATCTCACGTCGAACACCATTGATAAAGATGTAGCATCCATCGAGGTACAACTATATCACCATGCTACAGACGCAACACCTGACGCAACTGAGCCGTATCCTGGATCTGACACACTTGTCAACACTACTACATATACTCTATATCAGTTCCCTACACATATTGAGATTGCCGTAAACGACTATGGCGATGGAGAATACTGGGCTAGAGCAAGAAAGATAAATAGTGAATCGGATGCTTCTGCTTGGGGTCTATCTGACGGTGGTACTGTGCTTGTTGTCAATTTGACAACTGGTATAAACGACACAGATGTAGTTGCCCACGGTGATATTGTATCTGCGATACTTCTACAAGGAGATGTAGGAGATCGTGTCTACTATATAATCTCTTGGGGAGCACAAGGATACGACAGCATAATCAATGGGAGATTCAAGTATAGAGAACATGCAGATGGAGCTAGTTTCGACAGAACGCTAGATGATCCATTTACAGGATCTGAATGGGAAGCTGAGACATTCAATGCAAGAGAGTATGTAGAACATACTCCTATTAGTCCTGAAGGCTATCCTTTTGAGTCAGGTACCTTTGACATCTCAGCGTTTCCTTTGCCTAAAGGTGCCAGGTTCGAGATTTGTTTCGCTATAGAGAACGCATACGGATGGTCTGATTGGACCACTCCTATTTCCTTAGAAGTACCAATTGAAGATGTTCCTGATTTAGGTTATCCAGGGTGGACACCTGATGCTGACGTAGCAACAATTGAGAAGTTTAATGCTTACACTCAAGCTACTCCTCCTGCTGGTGGTGATGAAGGAGATATCCCGGGTAATCAAGTTAGATTTGGCATACAGCTTGGTGATAATGCAGACTCTGTCTTCTCCTTGCAGGTTGTTGGGTGGAAAACAACTGAATCGGAACCACTTGAGACTGTTATCTTAGATGATTCAGGTGAAACTGCTTATGCTGACACGGGTACTTCCTTGGTTGAGATATCTGGTTACTCCGCGTCAGTAAATGAATTTTCCAATGCAGGTAACTGGTTTAGGATAGGTAAGAAGTCTGGTTCTCATACTCTACCTGGGACTGTAATACAAGAGTGGAAGATTGCATCCAATACAGCAGGTAATCCATTCACTCTTACTCTATCAGGAACATACAGAGTTGCTCACCCTTCATCATCAGCGAGTAACCCTATAGATGACTGGCAGATATACGATGAGCCAGTCTATCAGATCGCTGTGGCTGATGGAGGGTTCCATAAAGAGTACTGGGTACATACTGACAGATTTGTAACTGGTACATGGTCTCTCACTACACCAAACGTACAGGATTACTTCTACGAGAACATCAAGAACGCAACTACCATGAAGTTCAAAGCTCGTGTGCACAACACACAGGGCAGAACTGCGTGGCATTATGCTACGGCTACTGATACTCCTAATCTATCTGTATCGTTTGCAGTAGCTAAGACTATCGGTGGAATAGATACTCCAGACATTGAGCCAGAGGCAGTTGACACGACTATAGTCAGTGATGATGCTGGCTTCGCGTCGCATACTGTCCACTTCACGTCATCTTCTGGCACAGCACTAGCATGGGATGCTGGAGATATATACTACGATAACGGTAATAGTGATTCTATAGGATCAAGCTCTATCTCTGGCCTGACAGCCGACGTAGTGTATCATGTTTACTATGATATTACCGCTAACACAGTTAAGTTCACTCGCTGGACAGGAGCATCTTGGAGTAACGATAACCCTACTGGGCCTAATCACCAAGTATTGGGATGGGCATATACTTCCTCCTCGACTGGAGTCAATGCTGCTTTCGTGTCTCGTGGAGATGGTGGAATTACGACGGGTGCTGTAGGCTTCTTTGCCAATCTCGAATCTGTCATGTCGAGAACAGGTAACTTAGTAACAACTGGTTCACAAGGTATCACTATTCAAGCTGGTGGTAATATTACCTTTGCTCCTGATGATGCTACTCCTTCTGAGATTATCTTCACTGGTGCTGGTTCTATTCGTGCGCCTTCGACTAACATTGGTCTGGATTTCCTCGCTGCATCTGATGGATCTGACTATATCAGGATGGGTACTACATCAAATAGGTGGCTGGAAGCATCTATCTTTGGGCAAGATAATGTTAGATTCTACGCTTATGGCGATGCCACACACTATAGTAATGTCTATATGTGGTATGATGGCGTAACACAGTTTAGCCATATGGAACTGTACTGTATCTATGGAGCCGGAAATATTGCCGAGATTGATCTTTACAGTGACTATAATGGTGGTGCTCCATACTCTACCATAACAATGTTGCTGGACACAGACCAGAAGATGCAGTTCACAGACTCCGTACTAGAAATAGGCACAGGATCAGGAGGTACAGGTTATGATCTTCCTTATACAGATGGCTCAGCTAATGAATACCTGAAGACTGATGGCTCAGGTGGAGTAACATGGTCTGTTGTATCTGGCGCAGGCGTTGGAGATGTCTCTTATTCATCTGGATACACAGATCATGCTATAGCTAGATTCGATGGAGACGGGCAGACTATTCAAGGTTATACTTCTCAGCATCCTACTATTAGCGATGATGGAGAGGTCCACATTCCTGCTGGAGATCAAGGCCACTGTATTGGTGTAACTCCATCTCCCAGTGCCTTTATAACATTCAATGCTGATTACACTAATGTTACATCAACTGCTGGCTTCGGTAATCTATTCAATGGCACGATGCAAGCTGCTGTTGGAGAGAATCAGTATATGGTGACAGTAGGTGGTATTCTGGCTTCAGGTGCTTCTGGTACAAATGCCAGAATGTGTGGGATCTATATTGCCGCTCCTAACATCACTGATAATGGAGCTACGATAACTACTTCAGCTGCATTGTACCTAGCTGGAGTAGCTACTGAAGCTACATATAATTGGGGAATCTATGTAGTTGATGGAGTTTCTAGGCTTAATAGACTTAATGTGAGCGGAACTGCTACCGCTCCTGCTACTGGCGCAGGGCTTGAGCTCTTTTATTCAGGTGGCAGCAGCTATGTGCAATCCTATGATAGATCAGCGAGTTATATACCTATTGCATATCGTGCGTCGGAGCACAGATTTTGGGAGAGTGGATCAGTTGAGCGGTTCATAATAAATGAGACTGTTGCTGACATAAGAACTGGCGGAACGACTTTCGAGATGAAGTTAGCTACTGATGACTCAGGCTGGCTTACATTCGACGGAGACGATCAAGTTGCGTCTCTTGTAATTTACCCATCAGAATCAGGCAATGCTTCTGAGTTAGCAATAGCTGGAGGAACTATAGAAACAAGTTCACCATATCATCCTTATGGCGGAGGCCTGTCAATGTCAGGGCAGTCAAATGTTAATGGAGCTGGGTGGTTTCATATTGTAACTGGCGGCAGGGGAGTTGCGGCAGCGAGCGTGGCTGAGTTTGCGTTAACTGCTGTTACAAGTGGAACATATTATTATAACCAAATACTTTGGGCTACACTAGAGAGTGAAGGAAATGCCACACTTCGTCCAGGCTATCATGAGAATTTAGGTGGAAATGATGGAGTGATGAATGTTGACTTAGGCAACACAACATTCCCATTTCAGGATGCGTACTTTGATGGTACGATATATACTGATAAGCTCTCCTTATCTGAACTTATTGGAGATGACGAGCCTACAAATTATGACGAAGCTATCTCTCTATATTCAGGCTCTAACTATTTAGGTGTGTTAGGTAAGTACGAAGGAGAGAACCTTGCAGCGTTAGAGCTAGGCAACCAAACAACATATGCAGGAGCGATTGCACTAGTTGCAAGGACTTCATCTACAGCTATACCTGGCTATCTAGCAATGCAGGACAGAGATGGAAGTGGTAGATTCATGTGGTTTAATGACGTATCTCCTGTAGGTTTCCTAAGGGTGGCACAGGGCGCACCTGTTGATGGAGACGATGAGCCTACTGGATGGTCACCTCCTCACTTCGATTGGTTGACTATCTATGATGAACCATCTGCACCTACACCAGATAATTATCGTTGTGTAGTATACTTTGACTCAGATACTATTAAGGTAAAGTATAAGACAGGTGGTACAGGATCAGTACAGACTAAGACACTAGATTGGACCTAGGGAATAGTAAGGAAAGGATGGACTATCATGGCAATATTGACTATTGACCTTAAGGATGAAGTTGCAGATCGTGTGTTAGATGCAATAGTTTCTCAGTTTCATCAACCTCATAAGTTTGGTTTTGGTGGAGCTGGCACTAATAAGATACCCGAAACGAAAGAAGAGAAGATTGAATTTGCGAATCAGCATCTTGGTAACTACATTCGTCAGATCACTAAAGATCACGAAGAGAAGTTAGCTCGTGCTGCAATAGAACCTATTGATTTATAAGGACGGACTAAAACAATGGCACAGTTTCAAATCACTATTCCAGACGATCAACTTGATAGAGTTGTCAATGCTCTATGTCTTCACTACGGTTTTGAGGATCAATGGGAAGGCCCTATTGAGAATGCTACCGAGAATGACAGAAGAACCTTTGCTCGGAATGCCGTGAAGAGATCTCTACGAAAGCTAGTATATCATGTAGAATCCACTAGAAAAGGAGCGAATCCAGCTGAGGTCGAAGAGATCTCTGCTACTTAATCGAAGCGCATATTTAGATAACCCGCAAAGAAAGGACGGACAAAATGGCTAAGGCCCAGAAGAACAGTGTTACCAAAATTGCAGATGCGAAGAAAGATTCAACTATCTCTCCTGTCACAATCAAATTCAAAATCAACCCTCGCCTTACACTTGTAGGCAAACTGCCGCACGAAGACAACTACACGAATCTAATTATCATCAAGTCTTTAAGGGATCGCATGGAACTCAAGAAGCATGACATGGATGCTATCAATATGAGGCAGCCTGAAGGTGCACAAGCCCCTATGTGGGATGCATCATTAGACATAGGCACAGAGTATATACTTGATGAGAAGGATATAAATTACCTAACTCCTTGGCTTAAGGATCTTGAGCAAACAGGCAAACTTCCATCAACGCTAGTGAAGTTGTATGAACTGCTCGTACTTAATCAAGAGGTCGAAATCATCGAGTAGTTCAGATGCCGAACGAACCACACAAAAATTAACGTGTTGATTCCCGCTTGTGTATGGGGTCAAATTTGGACGAACGATTTTAATATGCACTACCCCGGTTGTTCCATTTCCAGAACTTTTACGGCGTTGTAAACAAAATTTTGTTGACAATTGACCATGTAATATGTTATCATATATATTATGATAATAGAATTAACTCAAGGCTATGTTGCTACAGTTGACACTGCTGCTAGAGCATATGACGCAACAGTCAGTGTAATTCGTGGAGAGTTCGCTAAAACCAACGAGGATATGTTCAATTATGACTGAACAGATAGTAAGTAGATCTAAGTTGGGAGAAATTAATAGAAACGCGAAGATTGTTTTGAAGGAGCCTATTCTGTATAAAGGCAAACGCTGTTCTGTCTTTAAGTTGTGGCGATTCAAGAAATGTAAACAATGCAAGAAAGAGTTTGGTATCCCTTTTCCTAAGTACATATTGCGCAACAAGATGTTTCACTCTCCAGAGTGTGCAACTATGTGGCATAATGAAAAGCGTAAGAAGGATCGACTGTCCAAAATAGGTGTTACGAAGTGTGTAGAATGCAACAAAGAGATTCCTAAGAATAGAAAGAATAGAAGATTTTGTAGCACGTCATGTGCTAATATGTGGAACTATTGGTTCCGCAAAGGCTTGAGAGAAGATAAGCGTGACCAAGGATCAATCTAATGCCTGAAAAACTAGAACATATCCGTATCAGCTCTGCTCTTGAAACCACAATTGGTTTATTGTATCATGCTCCTCGTACATTAATCTGTGGGACACTTGAAGATGAGTTTCGTACAGTTAAAAAATATGGCGAGACTAGAATCTTTGCTGGTGTGTATCCTCTTAGGTTAAGGACAGTAGGCAAGTTGCATGATAAGTATAAGAGGCATAGAAACTTGTGGATTCGAGAAAATCATGTAGGAATGGTTGAGATAGTTGGTGTTCCTCAGTTTGATGCTATCTTATATCACATCGGGAATGATGATGACGATACGGCAGGCTGTGTGCTACCTGGAGATGTTCTTCACCTTAATCTAGGTGATGAAGAAGGTAAGGTTACGAGCAGTACGAGTGCATATATTAGATTTTATAAATTAGTAGGTCTATCTCTTGCAAGAGGGGTAGAGTGGCAAACGGAGATTATTGATTATGCTTGAAAATGGAAATAGAAACGGAACTTTGTTAGGCTGGAGAAAGATGATTGGAGCCTTCGGCTCTATGGTGTTGATTTTAATTACCACGCTTATATTTCATGAAGTGGATGGCGCAGAGTGGGTGGAGATCATAAATGCTTGTATGTGGATTGCACTTGGCTTGATGGGTGGAAATGCTTTGACGCATATAGCTCAGGCACTCAAGAAATAAGGGGGATAGAAGATGTGGGGCTTACCTTTTCTTAGTCCTCTTAGATTGATTATAGGCGGTGCGTGTGTAGTATTCTTGTGGGCTGCGTATGTTAGAATAACTGACAAGGCGTGGAATGATGGATACTCAGAAGGATCAACGAAGGCACTCGAAGAGCAGCGAGAGGTTATTGAGGCAGAGAAAGAGAAAGCTCTTGAAGAGATCGCTGTTGAACAAGCTAAGGTGGATAGTGAGAAAGTTGCTGTCGAAGATGCTATGAAGCAATTGCACAGTGTAAGGTGGACAATTAAGAATGACTTGAATATAGCATTAGACAAAGCATTTGAGGGGACGGACGATGAAAAAGCTGCCATTGATAGTAGTGATCGTGTGGGTAGGATTAGGGCAATTAGACATCTACTCGCAACCCACGAGCGACTGGACTTGGACGAGCGAATCTCCCGAAGAGCGGTTAGAGAGGCTGAAGAGGGAAGTAGTGGGGGAGACTCCAGTAGTGGGGGTGACGGAAGGAGTAACGGAACTTGACAATGATATACTTAATAGTATTGGTTCTGGTATTCCAGGTGAGCTTGTTAATCCTAGTGTGGTTGGCTCTACGGATATTACTGAAGCTGTCAACTCAAGCAGACTTACACTTAATGATAACGAGCTTAAACAAATCGGATACAGATTAGTAGAACTGAAAATATATCGTGCTCAAGTATCTGCACTTAAGGATGCACTTGCTAAAGATGAGAAGGCTGATGCTAAAGCTGAAGAGTTGCGTGTCAAAGAAGTTGCTCTTTATAAGAGAGAGATAGAGCTAAGGGATAGAGAGATTCGTTTATTAGCTAGAGCAATGGAATTCTATGAGAGTGCATATGATACGACGAGGAAGAAGGGGATTAGTTTTGGGTGTGTAGTCAAAAAAATATTCACCTTGGGAATAAGTAAATGCAAATAATAGAAATAGATGGCTACGCAATAAAGTTGGATGATGAAGATTATACTTGCTTGTCTCATCACAAGTGGCGTATATTGTATGGCCTGTCACGTGGTCTTGAGAGAATACATTATGTAGTTCGTAGAGGTGATCCGCCTAATTGGCAAACTACATATTTACATCGTGAAGTTATGAACGCGTTTGATGGAGTTGAAGTCGATCATATAGATGGCAATCCATTTAACAATGTTAAGAGTAATCTTAGACTGTGCACTAGACAAGAGAACGCACAAAATGCAAGAAAGGTGAGGGGCAAGTCAAAGTACAAAGGAGTATCACTACATAAACAGACAGGTAGATGGCAAGCGCAGATACAGGTAAATGGAAAGCGCAAACATTTGGGATTATATAGTACTGAATTAGCTGCATATAATGTATATAAGAAGGCAGCTCAAATTGTATTTGGTGAGTTTGTTCAATCATGAAGAAGATCTTTACCTTGGGGATTGGAAAGTGTAAGTAATCTAGGGGGAGAGAGAAATATGTCTAATGAATACACTAAGCACGCGGGAAAAGTAGTTGTTGGGTTTGTCTGTATTGGAATAATCGTATGGGGAAATGATCTAGTCAGAGCTTTTTGGCAAGTTGAAGATACCGTGGAGCATCACGAAGAACAGATCAACGATGAAGAGAGTGGACTCTTTGCTATGTTTGCTGTGGAAGATCAAGAGGATCAGGAGACAGTTGGCTTGTTGAAGGAACTTAGGCAAGGCCAGAAGATGATTGCCAAGTTAGCTTTCACTAAGCGAGGAAGAGCTTCGATCTGTAAGTGTGGAGAGAATGAAGAGTTCATTAAGATCAACACTCGTGGTGCGGCAGACTTCTACGCTAACTATAAGAAAGCTATGGTCACGATAGGTGATAACAGATTTCCTATGGAGATTAAGGGCGAAGTTAGAGGTGCAGTACAAGGAGCTATGATAGAGTTATCTATTAAAGCTGCCGATACTTTTGGGGTTAAGAATCATGTTGGAGATATCCCAGGAGTAGTAATTGAACCTATCGAATGAAAGGACGGACTAAATGGGTAATGCAATAGTAGGTATTCCAGGTGGAGGAGGAACTACAGGTGGAGGAGGAACTTCAAGTACTCCTAATAATCCTGATGGTCCTTGGTTAGAAGTAATTCAGAGTCGAGATCCCGAGAGAGGTAAAACTGAAGAGTATCCTCAAAGGCGCGGAGGTCGAGAGCTTTGGGTAAGAGGCTTGCCTAAACACCCTAACTTTCCAGGGTTCGGGAAGTTTGGCTACTGGCTAGAAGGTACAGTAAATGGAGCATATCGCACAAGTACACAGTCCCTACAGACTATGAACGATGACGTAAGCAACCGCGAAGAGGGCACTGTAGGTCCAGCTAATCTACAAGTTAGAAGCGGCAATATCTTTGCTGACGTTCATGAACCTGTGAAATTAGTAGTCACTTGGGAAGATACTAATGATCAAGGTTACAGTTTGAAAGAAGAGAGATGGATAAGAGCAGATATATTCAAGGACGAACCTGATGAAGAGATTGAAGTGATTGAGCAGATCAATAAAGTCAAGCCAGCGCAACGATATATAGTAATCAGAGATGGTGATATAGCTCTTGAGTCTGATCTACATTGGGGCTCGGCCATTCCTCAAGTATATTATAAGGACAGAGATACAGTAGATGAGAATGATGTCGGTCGGTTAGTTAATCTCGATTTGGGAACTGGTAAGAACTCACCACATTATAAAGAAGTATGGGGAGATAAGGTAGATGATCAGCCTTGGTTAAAGCGAGAGAATCCTACATTGTCTGGATCTTTGTTTGGTCCTGCTGTCTTTTATCCTATTGAGTTCTCTCATACAGGCAACTCACTTGCTTCTACAATGCAGCTATGTGACTTTGGAGGAATTGCTCGACCAGGATTCAGAGAACCTAGATGGATGAGTTGGTTTGTTACTTGGTCTGTTTTGATCGTTGAGAATTGCATCGAATTTCAGTTTAGGTTCTCTCATGACTATGATGAGCCTCAGCATGTTGAGGACTTTACTTGGTCTTATTATCTACTTCCATCTTATTGGGAAGAAATTCATCGTACAGGAACGAAAGCTATTTTCACTGCTGATGAGTTAAGATTGAGTGGTCCTAACCATGAGTCTGTTGCAGTTGCCTCTGGTGAACATCAGATGATAGGGATGTGGCTAACGGGTGTGCAGGGAGAAGTAGGAAGCGGGAATATAGTTATTCAAGCGGAGCGTCCAGCTAATGCGTACTCGGCTCATACAGGAATCAGGTGGTGGCCTAGAAAGTCTATTGCTAGGAACGAGATTCTAGGTGGGCGTGTAGTAATGTCGATGGCTGGAGATGTTCAGCTAGCTAGATACATTCTTGAGAATGAGTTTGAACCACCGCCACCTCCTCCACCTCCTCAACAGAGCTACAACGCTCATACATATGCAGCGGTTCGAGCTTTGGTGCGTACGCTAGGTCCAGAGGCAGCTGATCTATTGAGTTTTCAAGATATGGAGTTCTTTTCTGGTGCTTATGATGATGAATTAGAACAGTTGATTGAAACTCCAGCGCCAACTAATCTCAGAATTGTAGATGAAGATGCTTAGCGAAAGCTAAAGAATCTTATCTACCCAAGCTCCCTCCTCGTCGAAGAGATTATTGAGGATCTTAGATTTCTTGATTCTCTCTTCGGCGAGTCTTCTTTTCTCTTCCGCTGTGGTTATCCTATACGCTGTTCTAGGTGAGCCGTCTTCATTTTTATCGGAAGGTTTACCTGTATTAAGGAGTTCTTTCGTTACCTTTTCTTCTTGCATCAACATAGCTAGAGCATTGTCTAAATCCTTCGTCCCTTTTAATTTATATCTGATAGAACGTAGTAGGTTAGCCCTAGTAGTTCTCCCATTCCTTTGCAAGATTTGTTGTATCTGACGAGCTAGGATTGATTCTTGAGTAGAGCCTAAGTAAGAGAATGCATCTATCATATCATGCTCTACATTTTCCAATGTACTTAGTGCTGTCTTGTAGTGGACAGGCTTAACGATCATATCGTTGGAGGTAGATATTGCGAATATGGTAGCTAGCTTCTGAACTGTAGTCTTTTTACGTTTGTAATATTCGACTAAACGAGGATCAGATGGCTTCTTGAAATTCTCATACCATTCTGCGTAGTACTTCTTAGCTTCTGGAGAGACACCCATCGGTCCTCTCAGCTTTGCTATATGCTTTAGATCGGTAATGAGGGCTTCTTTCTTTGCTCTATCTCCCTTGTTCATGGTAGGCCATGCTATCTTTCTCTTAGGTTCGTGGGCAACTGTGAATATAAAGCGACCTAAGAATCCACCAGAGGAGTCATGTCCCGGCATACCATATGCTAACCATTCAGGAGTTGAAGCTCCTAGGATATTTACGCATGTGTTATGTACTTCTATAGGCTTATGCCTAGTAGTATAAGGGAATGTTTTCCTGCACCCATATAGTGCTGTCAATACTTCTGTTAGACCTGATACATAGGAGACTTGAGAAAAGAGTACTCTTAATTCCTCAGCGATAATAGAAACGGAACCGTCTTTCTTGACCTTACCTTCTAGAGCCATAGCTTCTCTGGATATCTTAGCAGACATCTTCGAGAGTAATCCTTCAGGAGTCATTTTATCTCGCATTATAGAGACCTGAGGGACTTCTGAAAGTATGTCATCAGCCCAATTGACTGCTGTGGACTTAGCACATTCTGCTGACGTAGCTATTAGAAGGACATAGAGATTAGGATAGGTGCGAAACATCCCTTCATTACCATCTCCACTTGACTCCATCCATACATTCCTACGCATAGCTGATGCTAGTGTAGATATACCACACCAGAAATGGAATATATCTGGAGACTCTTGATTCTGGGTGATAGCTAGGTATGAATGTAACCAGTTCTTTAGATTACGATCAGGTAAATCCTTACCTGTGACTTTATATTTGAGATCCTCGTCGAATACTGCAATACTCGCGTTAGGATCAGAAGAAGTACTGGTATCTACAACTTCCGTACCTGAGAATGCCTGTATTACTTCTGCGGCAAGGCTTTTATCTTCGTCATGACCATTATTAGACATTGTTAAGACTTATGCAGCTAGCTTAGCTAAATATTCATCTACAGAAACGAGGTCATCTTCTGACCAACTCTCTCCCACATTAGTATCTACTGGTATTGTAATAGTTGTGTTTTCGTCGATAGGTACTGGTACTATTAATGCTTTTTCTACAAATTCTGCTGCTTCTTTTACGTCTTCTTTATATGACTGCCATAATAATGCGTCATGTGCTTGAGTTAATATTTGTATGCCTGCTTCTTGTGCTTTTATATATGCTAAGTTTACTATGTCTGGTATTGTTGACTGAGGTATAAATGCTACTGCTTCTCTTAGTGTGTCATCTGAGTATGGATGACCGAAGAACATTCTCCATCTACCAAATGGATTTGTTAGTATCTTAGTTTCTATGATCTGTTGCTGAATCTTCTCGTGCCAGTGTAGAACTTCTGGATAAGTTATGAAGTATTGTTTTAGTAGTTTTTTGCACATGCCTACTGGTAATCCAGATACTAGCGAGAAGGTGTAAGGTCCCATCTTGTAATTACTGGCATGTTTGACTCGCTTACCTAGAGAACGGAGTTCGTGAGATATGGAAGAGACTGGCTTCGAGAATACATTTGCTGCTGATAATCTATGAACATCTCCGCAACATTTGGAGAATAGCTTCTCGGAACCGCACTCACATATTGTGCCTAGTCTAGCAGCTTCATCTGCTGCTTCAAACTCGTCTATCATCTTAGTGCATTTGGATAGGTAAGCTACTACTCTAGCCTCAGCTTGTGATAGATCTGAGTACCCATATACTTTACCTGGGTCTGGGACGAAATAAGATCTACATATTCCGTCAGGTATATTTTGACACTGCCCAGTTATAATAGGCTTTCCATTTCTTCTTACTAGAATATAAGATGACGGAACTGTCACACAGTAGACGAGTCCTTTGTAATGCGTATATTTTGGTATTGTATTTGCAGTTCCTGACCAATTACGATATGTTACATCTGTTTGATAGCAATATCCTCCATCCTTATTTGTGTAGAATCTTACTTTGGCTCTATGATTGCTCAAGCAATGTAATATCTGAATCCAGTCTACGTTATCTATGTTGGTGCTTGCATACATACTTTTGGATTTCCAGTGCCCGTCCCAAAAGTATACTTCTTCTAGTAAAGAGTCTATTGTTCCGCGATCCAGTTTGAGCAACCAATGACTCCACTGTTTACGTAACTTTATTATCTTTTGTACTATCTTACAGTCTCTCAAATATATTCTAGTATACTTATCTCCCTTTGGCTTTATAGAGTATGGAACATTTAGTGATTCAAGTGCTTGTACTATTCTCTTTATCTTACGCTTCTTCTTGAATGTAAAATCTATATTGACTCCACTAGATATATAACCATCAGCTTGCGTCGCGCATACAAGTGTTATTAATTCGCGAGGTAATTTTACATGCCCTCCTTTGTACATTCCGCTATGTATGACATTGTAAAAGCTACTATTATTCCATTCCTTTGCTTCGCGTGTAACAAATTTATACTGTGCAGATCTATCTTTATTAGCAGGGCGATCATACAGGAATAGACAACGATGATCTGGAGTCATTGATAGGTCAATGTGCTGGTTTTCTATCGTAATTATATCTCCATCATGAGGAATTACGTGATAAGCTGTAGGCTTTACAAACTCAATTTCTTCAGTTTCAGGAGTGTATTGTGCAACTTTGTCTCTGTTGTCCAGTTGATCAAATCTTGTCCATCCTACATCTGTGAGTATTTCTGTGTCTGGAGTAAAGCAATTGTTTCCATAATGTAAAGGATCTTTACTAGAAGCAAGACGACCTGTTTCTGTCGCAGCCTTTAGAGTATAGTGAAAGCGATGATCGTGCCCTAAGCGAGGGACCAAGTAACGGCTATGTATGTCTCGAAAACTTCTAACTGATAAGATACCTTTAATGATAGGTCGCGCTTCTGCATTTCTAGCTGCTTCTTTTCTGAGATACTTTTCCTGCGTTGAGGCAAGGTTAATGTTGAGTTCGGTGAGTACATTAGAAACCTGCGGGTTAGATTTGACATTGAAGTATCCTTCTACCTTATTCCATTCCTTAGGAGACTCTACCTTTCTCGGTAGATCCACACTAGGTCTTCCAATGACGCGATGTAGTTCTTCTTGAGCGGAGATTATCTTCTTTAGATATTCTCTTCGTGCATTAGATCTCTTCAGTTCGTCTAGTCGCATTCCTCGAACCATTGATTGAAGGAGATGAGGGAAGAGATCCATATAATATTGCTGGAAGAATTCATAATAGTTTACTTCGCGTAGTTCTTTATGTAATTCCTCCATACATTCATGAGTAGTTGTTATATCTTTGCAGTTGTATAGCCAGACCTGCTCTACGGGGTCTTTAGGGGTCCACTTTCTTCCTTCGTCTTTGTAGTAAGGTTCTCTTGTGTATATAGAGGTTAAGTATTGTAAAGAGTGAGGTAGCTCTGCATAGAGACAAACGTGCGCAGAAAAAGTGTCGAAGACAGTACCATAGAAACGATGGAGGAGGGCTTCGAGCCAGCCGTAGTGATGGTATAAGTACGCGTCGTGGTAGTAGAAGTGTCCAACATGGCCTTTGTGGTTACTGAACAATTTATGAACTGCTCTATGAACTGTCGCTTCATCTTCTACACTCCAGACAGGCGAACTATCTGCCTCTTGGAAAGGTATGCACATTGCATAATCTTTACTATGTGACACACCTACACATAATGGTGAGTCTTCTATATCAGTTGTGATTGCTTTCTGTGTTGCAGCGAACTCACAGTAGTCTACTATTTCTTTTTTAGATGGTCTTATAACATACTCTGGGGAAGGATGGCGGAGTTGGGAGAAGGCAGAATCTTCCCTTATGCGTTTGAAGTCTGCTACCACAGTAGGACGTGTCTTCCATACCCTTCCTGTGTACGCGAAGTGAAACGTCGGTATAACTTTCTTCGTTAGTCCATCGCTGTTTAATGAGACTGAAGAGAGGATTGACCCTCTGTAGTTTGTTATCCCAGATAGTATCTTTATCCATTTACCTTCCTTGTCTAGCTTCAGCTTATTTATCTCTGTCAAAGCCCAGAGAGCTAAGTTACCTACAGGTACTAGAATAGTACAGTTCGGTAAGCGACATATCTCTTTCTTCAGTAATTCAATATTGGTTAATATTTCACTCCAAGGGACAGCTAATAAATTATTCTCTGGAGGTCTACGCTTAAGGACGTTTGTGAAGTAGACAGATTCAGGAGGAATAGAAGCATCTAGTAAGATTTTATCTCCTATTTTACCAGCAGCTCCTACGAATGCTGTATCTTTAGCCCCGTCCATGAAGGCTCTTTCTTCTCTAGCTCCAGGTGCCTCCCCCACCACTACGATCTTAGCATACGGATTTCCTCTAGTGTATGGAAGCCGAAGTGGTGCCAGTTGACTGTGTTGTTTAATGAGGTCAGTTGCGTTCATATCCCAAATATTTCTGCGTTGGTTTTAGCGAACTCACCAAATAATTCTACTGCCCATATATCATATTGCTTTGCGGCTTTTGTCTCATCAGCAAAAGTCTTAGTGCGTGTGACTCCATTGCAACGTATTTGAGCTCGCCATTGCCAATTATCCTCACGCCAATATACTCCTTTATATTTAGATGTCCCGCCTCTAACATGATTGTGTCCTTGATTTTGAGTCGGCGTAGCTAGACGTAGATTTGATCTCTGATTGTTTAGCGGATTACCATCTATGTGATCTACTTGAACTTTATCCCAAGGCAAGTGAGTTACATCCATAATCATTCTGTGCATGTAGTAACAAGGCTGTTTGTTGCTGCATTGTACATAGCCTAAGTCATTTACGCGCCAACTGTATTGCTTTAGCCACTCATAGTCTCTATTGTCTACTTGAATATAGTAATGCCCCGCAACTATTCTTCTCATACACAGCACCTAAAGTTTACCCGTTAAACTTTTGATATCTGTTGTTGGCATTATCTTTACTCAATGGGAGAGAGATCACAGAGTCATCGCCTATGGACTTTGATGGCACCTTACGTCAGCAAGGAGGGTGTCAATCATATTCCGACTGTAGGAGAGGATCATGATTGACTTGCCTCAGCTCTCCTGTGATCTCTCATAAAACTATTTAACTATTCATCTAAGATAGAATCAAGGGCATCTTCTAATTCTTCTGCACTTAAATCAGGAGATTCTTCTCTCTTCTTCTTAGCTATCTCTTCCCTTAACTGTTCTATCCTCACCATTCCTCTTTGGTAATTCGTCTCATCTAGCTCACATGATATACATTTCCTTCCAGTCTCTAAGCAGACATGAGGAACGACGAATGAACCTCCAAAGGGATCAAGTATTAAATCACCTGGATTAGATGATGCTTCGATCCACTTCTTCATTAGTTCTCTTGGTCTTTCCATTGAGTGTATTCTTTTAGTCGAAGCTTCTCTTGCTACAATGAAGACATCATCCATAAATGTATTCAGTGGTCGAGAAGGAGCCTTCGTGAGCCACAGTGCTGCTTCGTAACGAGTAGGAATCTTCCAGTCAGGATCTACGCGATGAGAAGATTCCTTCACCCATATCAATGGCATCGGTCTGACTATGAACCCCTCATAAATATCCATGTCATCGCGTTTAGATGCTTTCTCGTCCAAGTGGATATGCTCACACATCTCTCTGATAGTCTGATTGAACTGGATAGCTAGAAACAAGTAAGCATGAGTACCAGGCTTCATTACTCTATACAGTTCGGGAACAAGATTAGCATATAGATAGAGACAATGAGAAGCATCGTTAGCGAAGTTAGCTTCTTTGGAACCTGGGCCAAAGCCTATGATATCATCTCCGAGTCCAAAGGGGGGATCAACGATTGCAAGATCGATAGATGCCGAAGGGAGTTGCTTAACGACCTCAATACAATTTGCATTGAGGCATCTAATTCCGTCATCTGTTTCTTCAGTAGAATTAGATCTTCTGGACTCGGATCTTCCGACACCAGAGGAGTCAGTACCGCTCCCAGATCCTTCGTCAGTTCCATCATCTGCCCCGTTGTCAAGTCCAGTAACGAACGCGTTGAGTTGAGCATTAATATCGCCCTCTCCTTCTTCTGCTCCATCTTCCCTCCTCTTTGCTATTTCTTTTAGAATTGCTCGCTCTTGTGCAGTCTTGAGAACTTCCATCGCTTTCTTTTTCGATGGTATTCTAGCTAGTTCCTCGTATATCTCTAGTCCTTTAGCTAGTGTTAGATCGAGTGAAAGAGTAGATTTATCAAGACCTAATGCCTCAGCGGTATCTTCTATTCTCCAACCGCCTTCTTTACCTGAACCACTTTCTCCATAGTTACGCTGCTTTATTTCGTGGAGTTCTTTCCTTGCTAAGACTTCCTCATGCCACGTCAGTTGTTCTCTGGATAAGTTTTCCTCTAGCTCTAGCTCAAGAAGCTGGAACTCATCTAGGTCTTCTCTATAGTTGACTTCAATGTTGTCCTCACCGAGGACCATATGTGCTCTTAGTCGTCGTTCTCCCGCGATAAGAGTAAGTGTGTTCCTATCGACCACAATAGGATGGAGCAAACCGTACTTCCTAATAGAAGCGGCCAGTTCGTCGAGTCGTTCGAGGCTTTTGCGTATGCGGTCTTCTCCGATTTTGATGTCTGTGATTTTGAGGGTTGGCACTTGTTACTCCATTCTATTAGTGCATCTTGTGATACTGGATCATCCCAATAAAATACAGGTATGTCATGATCTTCAGCTATAGATTTCTCAGTCATCGACCCTGGTGATAGCTCCCAAAGAGGAAGCATTACTATAGCATCACATCGTTTTAACAGTTCGAGTCCGCCAGCGAGAAACAGTTCATCTGAAGCTGCATTGTCATCCATCAGCATACTATTAGTATGAGGACAGATCACGGTGAACCCAAGATTCCATAGGTGCTTAGCTATTTTCCTGGCGCGGAGTATGTTCTCAAACTGCTTGTGCGTTGAGTAATGACGATACGGACCTGCAACATATAGTACACGCTGGAATCTGTTATCTAGTTTGTATATCATATCTTTACTTTCTAGAAATAGAAACAGAAACAGAGAGACAGAGCATCCGGTACACTCTGCCTCTCTTCTCGGATCTCTCCGCCTTCGGCGCGAGACTACTTAACTCGAATAAGACGATTGACCTGATTGGTCTCCCGACCCTGCCATTCGCCTACAGATACCACAGCAATAGCTTTCTTGCCAATGATGTCTTCGGTATCGAAACCATCTGCGTCCCACTTGACCTTCAATGCTTCCAGCTTCTCTTTCAAGAAACCGTGAGCTGTCTTGGCTTTTTCTCCGTCTGGATCTTTCGCCTTGTCGATCTCGATGGTAGCCTGATCTCGGAGCTTCTTCCCCTTGTAATCGCCATCGTCAGTAATCTCAAGCATCATCACGATGAACCGAGTGGGGGTCATGATGTGTTCTTTTGCATCCTGCACTTCTGCGGATACTACACGCACATTATACTGTCCAGGAGGAACAGCCTTGGGGACCTCAACATCATTTAATGCGACTCCAATTTTCATTTTCTTCTTTTCCTTTTGTTACTGTTGTACGTTATTGTACTTCTTATTTATGCTGAAAAGACTGATACCGGATTCAGTCTCTAGAGCCTAGATTAGGGAGGGCCTGCTTATATTGTTCAATCATCTGTGTAGTCTGTGCAAACCCTGCTTGATCTACTGCCGAATCTTCATGATAACCATACACTTGCCTAGCTATCTTAAATGCTCCCATCATAATCGAGACAGTATGAGCATCAATCTTCACATCGGCATGACCTTGTGCTTGTAATATAGCCTCCCACATCTTACCAACAGTTGTGAAGTTGAGATATGGATGACCGTAGTTGACTTGACCTACCTTGAATACTCTCTCATCTGCCTTAGCTAGTATTCGATCTGGGACAGGTACGTTGGGAGATTTCTTTTCAATCATTGTGCAATCAATCTCCTTCTAATTCTGGGCCACTCTTGAGGAACTCTAGTAGGCATCTCTTCTGCTCTTGACTTACAAAATACGTCCGCGTCTGATTTAGTTTCATACCAGTATTCTGCCTCATCTCCATTACGCTCCACATACGAATGATATACTTCATCGAAGAGGCATCCAATGTTAAAGGGTAAGTCTTTGCCCACAATATTGGGGACTCTATAAATTCCTCTATACGTTTGCGAATCTTTTGGGCCACGAATGTCTTCTTTCAATTGCATATGAGCGGTGCAGACAGTGTGGACTCCGTAATCAGAGAGGAGTTGGAACATGGAGATAACTTCCATCATCTTACGAACAAAGTTCCCGTAGTCATTCATGTTGGGGACTGCGAAGACACGACCTTGATCCGAGTTGACAGCCATGATGTAATCCATGAATGCCTTAGCGAATGTCGTCAGCGAGTCTAGGACTACTGTACCCCAGGGGCATTCTTTGTCCTCTTTTTTAGCATCATCACACTCCGTCAGTAGTTCACTTAGCTTGTCCTCAAAGTCTAGATAAGCTGTCGGTGACTTATTGATTTGGGCCAACTTAGATTCACGGACGACAGATGAGAATGATCTCTTTAGAGGATTATCTCTGTAAGTATCGAAGTGAATATTTGCGTCTTTGAGTCTGTCTTCTGCGAGAAGCGCAGCATAGACTGTCCTCACGCCGATATCGAAATCAAAGAAGTAGATAGGCTCAGGCATACTCATACAGAACCTAGTCTTTCCTGTTCCGAATCCTCCAAAGGTCAGGAATTTAATTCCTAGTTGTTCACACTCTGAAATGTGCATTCTTTCTCCTTTCTTTGTTTGTTATTCTATTTCCTTAATAGTTTGCTTCTCTAATCTCTCTTGCTTAACTTCTTCTTTTAATATGGTCATCATATTATCAATGGCACGAGTCATCGTCTTGCGATCAGCATTCATGGCTAGGATCTTAGATGCTTCTCTAATATTCTGTATGTCCTGAAACATACCGAGGCACATGAGTAATATGTCTCTGATGGCTTCTGTCCTTAGAGTACTAGTCCTGACTCCCTGAATATATGCTATCTCATCAGCTAGGACATTTTCTGGTTCATTCTTCGTTGGCAGTAGATCTTTTTGGTTCTTGAATTGTAAAATAGTCATCGAATCTCCATAATGTAGTTCCAGTACTTGAACAGGAACCAATATCTTCCATCGACCAGTGAGACTTTTCGTATCCTGCCATCGCAGAGGACTGCTCCTTCTGGAGGATTCTGATGCACTTCTCCAGGAAATTTAATACCTGCTCGGTAAGGCCAATATCTCGGATCATCCTTCTCAAGTGGGACAGGAGGATAAGTTTCTCTCCATCCATCATCTTCATCCTTTTTTAGCTTCGCCATCGCCATCAGACCCATCATCTGGCATCTCGTGTATATTATAGGGACTCCACAATGAAGTCTCAAATCTTGATAGTTTGAGAGAATCTCTCAGAGACGAACTCATGGCAGAGCAAAGACCATGAAACTGGCAACGGCTATTCCACTTATGACAAGCCTTAGGTGCGCGCCAGAAGACTTCGTAAGGATCTTCTCCATTCTCTACTCTCTGCCTGAGAGATAAGATTGTCTTGGTGATGCTATTAATCTGTCCAGTAAACGCATCTAGCTGCTTAGGTGACCTTGAACATGGAATACGTTCAAAGCGAGGAGTATCTGATTTGTATACTCCTAGGACATTGACGATAGCTCTGCTTATATCTTTGCCTGTAAGTTCTTGCGCGGCTTTTATGTAGCCGGATACTTGGTAATCTAGATTCCATGATTCAATATAGAACTTAGTAACCATGGAGGAAGTCTTATGTTCTAGGACATGAAGACGACCGTTCCAAGATACCAAAGCATCACGTCTTCCTACATAGATAATCTCTCCTTCTTCTTTGGAGAGCTGATCGAAGTAGGGAATAATGATAGCGAAGGGAGTCTCCACGTCGATAATCTCATCGAACATATCATATCCATAGTGGTTGATATAGTTCTCGATGATATCAAATGCTTTGAATACACAACGCTTACCATCTCTGGCATCAGCTTGTGTCAGCGGAAACCTATTTGCTTTGATTGGCTCAGCACATTCAGCAACGAATGCTTGCTTCATGTCATCAGCTAGCTGTTTAAGATCTAGCCCTGTTCGTTGCTGTGCTATTGCATTATAGTAATAGGCTAACGAATTATGGAGACCCCCACCTAGAATCAGTGCTGCGGGCGCAAAGTCTATCGACTGCAAGTGTTCTTCATGCCGCTGATAGAATTTAGCGGGACATTCCATAAACGTACTCAACATAGTGAAGTCAAATACATTTGCTGGACGTGCCTTCGCCCGCTTAACCACTGATTTAGTAAAATCGGTGTAAGAAGGATCTCCTAGTTCAACTAGGATTTTCATTCTTAGTTCCTAAAGGTCCCCCTCAGCCCACACCTCCCATTTCGGGATCACGTTCCCAGTGAAGGTTGCATACCTCCTGGGCTGGACCGCGAAGCTCGTGATGCTTCTTCCGGTTGCTTTTGATAGCGGAGACCGTTCTATCAAAACTTGGTTTACTTTTTAGATGATGTTGAAGGAGACTTTTTCTCTTCTATAGGATCTTCACCATTAGCATCTTCGGATGTAGCGACAACAATTATCTCACCCAGCGAAGGATTAGTAGACAGAGCTACTATCTTGTGACTGGGAGTCACTCGCAGGTTGAGTTCATTCTCTACATCTTGTCTGTCATCACCTGCTACGATAACGATAGCATCGGAGTCAGGTAATCCGAGAGTTACTTCTTCAGGATTCTCCATAAGCAGAAGCGTCTGTCCTGTTGCCGGATGAGCTACAGCAGCGATTACTTTGTACTCATCCGCAAATTCTTGGTTAGCTGCTGCCTCCAATCCTTGTGGATCATGTGAAGCTAGAAGTACGAATCTTTTGTTTTCCATTTTCTCTCCTTGTTCTTTGTTGTTAGGGTCTACTCGGTCTTTGCTTCTTCTTGCTCTTTCTTAACACTCTTCTGCTGAAGTTCATTCAGCTTCTGAAGGAAAGCCTTCTTTTGGTCGGTGTTCATATTGCGGTAGGCTTCTTTGAATTGAGCAGGAATATGCTGCTCTAAGGCGTGAAGTTGTGTGGCCTTCTTCTCTTTCTTAGTTCTACGCTTGGTCTTCTGAACCTTCTGAACTCTTGCCTCTCTAAGTTGTTCTAGTTGTTGATAGAGTTCCTCATCAGACATCTTTGAGACTTCTTTAGAGAAGAATGCCCGAGTTGTATCAATCGCATCTTCGTCAGCTTGGAATTTCTCTTTAGAAGGTGGAGAAGGTAGTCCTATCTCAGTCATCGTTATTAGCCCTTTCTTTCTTCGTTTTCTTCTTCTTGAAGATCAGGATTGAATTGAGGTAACTTGCGTTCTAGAGCTGAGATGTACGCATCTAGGGAGAGTATTGCAAGGCCGTTCATACCTTTACCAGTGAAAGCTGCCATCGTTTTGAACCTACGATGTAGGCTCTCAGGTATGTTACGGAGGTAGAACTCCTTAGTAGGTTCGTTTATGGATTCGCTCTTGGACGCGTTATTATCCTTGGCCATTGTCTTGTATCTCCTCTTGTTCAAATAGTCATGCATATTGTCATAATATGTACCATTATACAAGTGAGCTGGGTTGCAGCATATTTTGTTATCGCATAAGTGCATTACAACAGGATTTACCAACTCACCGATCTCTAGCCAGTATGCTACTCTATGTGCTGCCCACATGATACTCCAAAAACGTATTTTTCCGTATCCTTTACTACCAGTGCTTCGAGTCCATTCCCAACAATCTTGTGTGTTGCTCCTGATATCTACATTGGCCCAGAACCTTTTGCTTATCGCAGATATTTCTTGTGCTGTTAGATTGTCCTTATTTGGGAAGGTTCTTGGTTGCGCCATTTGATAATTATATCATTTTGATGATTGAATGTCAACCATGGAATGAATCACGATTTAGGACGCTGTTGTACGCCCCTCACGGCGTTTTCGTACAGGGACGCACCGAAAGTCATTCTTTTCTCTCGATGCGCTGTGTAGCGTCCCTTGCAATCGTTTTTTGAAACGCGAAAATTCACCTGAAAAGTGCGAGGTATGCTATAGCGAATCCCACGCATCCTATTATGGTAGCTAGGAAGATTGACACAAACAAGATCATCCTCTTTGCGCGAGATATATGATAATCCGCCGCCTCTTCTAGCATCTTTGCTCGATTATGTAAATTAATAATTTCTTGGATAAGTTCTTCTTTCTCTTCCTTACAGGCTTCTATTTTCTCGTCTCTCGTCTTAAGTTGACCGCTGATAAACTCAGCTCTGATCTTATCCCATTCACTAGGATGTTCGTCTGGTGCTCTCATGTCAAGATCCTTTCATTGTATAAAAGGTACATTCATCCACCGCAGAACTACAACAGTAGTAACTACGATTATCATTACAACAAATATAAGCGCAATCATATACAAGGCTGTCTGAGCTAACAACTCACCAAATGTATCGTCATCCCATCTATTCTTCATTAGGCTAATATCCTTTCCTTCAACCAAGTCATCCTCAAATCTTCTCTGGTATCCTTGATAGCCTTCGTAACCATGTCCATATCTCCTACTAATAAACAGTATTGTTTGGCTCTAGTCAGAGCTGTGTAGAGTAAAGGACGAGTCCACATCCAATGATTACTGCGATGGCAAGGAATAATTACGAGAGGATACTCAGATCCTTGTGACTTATGGATAGTTAAGGCATATGCCAGAGCAAGTTCGTTAGCTTGACCTGCGTTGATATTATAGAGTGCTCCTGAATCGTCGAAGCTTATCTTCATTACCTTCTGTTTCTTCTTTCTCTCAGGGTCATCATCTCTGAAGACTCTCTCAATCCTACCGAGATCACCATTGAATACTCCAAGATCGTAATTGTTTTTCATCTGGATAATCTTATCACCCTCTCGAAATTTGTAGGACGTTGAAGAGTATTCATATTTGCCCAGAGATGCTGGATTGAAAGCCTCTTGAAATCGTTGATTAAGTACCTTCGTGCCTATACCTCCCTTCTTCTGAGGACATAGTACTTGAGTGTCTTCGTAGGTGAGGTCAGGATAAATGTTTTTGACATTGAACAACTCTTCTTCGATCTCATTAATAATCAATGAAGGGTCATCTTCTGTCCCGAAAGCACGAAGTTGTAAGTCTTTACGTTCTCCATCCCATGAAATATTTTGCCAGTTACCCTCAAGTATTGAGTGTGCTGCTAGTATTATCCTATTGTCAGCAGCTTGACGATGTATTTTCTTTAGTTCATAGAAGGGCACTTTCATTGAGTTGATAAGGTCACGAAAAGGCGCACCTGGTCCCACGGGGGGAAGTTGATACGGATCTCCGCTTAGGATGAGAAGACAGTCGTCCCTTAGTGCTTCTAGCAATCGACGAAAGAGAAATATGTCTACCATACTATTATGGACAAGCATATTTCCTGATATATAGTTATGATTATCTGCTACCTCTAGATCGTAGACATACTTTTTATACTTTGGAGGTTCCCAACTTGTGATAGATTGTATCTTGACATGCCCTAATGTTTGATAGTATTGAATTGGTTCGGGTGCACTAGCCATTGGATTCTTATACTTCATGGATATGGGCATATGTTTGTGTGTATCCAGCAATAACCGTCGAGTACTATAAGCATTTAGATATATCCCCCAATATTTTCCCTTTGCTTCATAAGGAGTCGCTTCATAACCAAACTGAGTATAGAAGAAGTTACATAGCCACAAAACGTCGTCATATGTAAATGAGTAGGTAGATATTTTAATGGCGTTCATTCTATCATTAATGCTACCGTCATCCATGTAAAGCGCAGCTAGCGATACTTCACTAAAGTATTTTCTTACAAGATCTCTAGGAATCACTTTCTTTCCTTTCGGATAAAATATATCTCTCCAGGCACATAGATTATCGAACAATATAGTATTAATTTTAAGAGTATCTCCGTAACCGCAAGACGATGCAACTACACAATTATCTTGGCTATTGAATAGTTGTGCTTTGTATTTTAAGTAATCTTGCTGCTTAACTCCATGTACAAAGCTAAGTGATCCTTTGTGCGTAGCACTCATTGAAGCGTCACCTAACATAGCACCGAGAGCGAAGCTGCGTTGGTAAGCTGTCGCAAATCGACCTCTACCTATAATTGTATCTCCTATGTGTAAATTATTAGCTTTAACATAACCATCAGGAGTTGCTATTTTGTGATTTTTGGTACACTTTAATATACGTACTCCATCACGCCTACTTTCACCTCGCGTGGCATTTATTACAAGTAGAGGATCTTCCCTAAGTGTTTTAATGTAATTAGTGACACGCTTGGCCTCTAGCTCTCCAGTTGAATGATTTAGAGACATTACTTTGACGGGCAACTTGCCATTGACAATTTTGCCAATGTATTCCCAAGAGCCGTCCTCCAACAATACTCTTTGACGCCAATGAAGACATGACTCGTCGCATACTACTACGTCGTGCGGTAGATTGTGGTCTGCGTTGTATCCCCACCCTTCTGACGGGTTGAATCTCAGTAGCCTGTGAATTGTCCGAGCTGGGCGACCAGTCTTCTGTGCTAGTCTCTTCGCGGCTCTTCCAGTTGGGGCACATAGAGCCACTTGCTTCCTGTCTTGTACATAGTGTTCCAGAATCCATAGTGCTAGAGTCGTCTTCCCTGTTCCAGGCTTCCCTGTTATTATAAAGATTCTCTTTTTCGAAGATGTACATCGGTCAACAGCTTCCTCTTGTTCAGTAGTTAGTGTTATAGATTCGTTCATTTCTTTCTTCTCCATTCCATCAATTTACTCATCCCTACAATGAATCCTCCTATTGCAAGTACAGTGATAATGGACATAAATAATATAGCCGACCACCATCTAACGATTAAGTCAAGGTCTGTCATTATAATAAATCTCCTGCTGCACTAGCAAGTCTGATCCAACCGCTAGGGTTACGATTGTGAATATGTATTGCTTTGTATATCTCTGTACATTCTTCTAGCGAGTCAGGCTCCTCGCGCTTCTTGAGGAATGCAAGCATCATCTGACGTTGACGATTGAATGCTAGACGAATAACTATACGCTGTTGATCCAGTGTGAGATTTGTAGAATGTTTACGCAGTCGCACTTTCATTTCGTAATTAGGACTTGGAGGTACATCTTTGTCGCCTCTGTCAGGGTGCATGTGTCCAGCATGAGCAGCATCATATACTTCGTAATTCAAGTCAGGATGAGGTGTCACAAATAGACGATATAGCCAATGGCCTCCCTCTTCTGGCGGAACTCTTCTACAGACAACAAAATTTCCTCCATAGGCAAGTTCACGGAGAGCGCGAAATGATGTCTTAGTAGTCACTTCAGTATGGCCTTTACCTAATTCCTTAGCAAATTCAATTCCATCAATCCACTCATCTGGAGAGATAGGAGACCATTTTCTGAATATCTTGATGCGTTTGCCTACAAGCCTATCTTCATCTAATTCAGGGTCAAAGGAATCACCAAAGAAAACATGCCTGAATCTTAGAGATTCTTTGTATGCTTTTCTCTCTTTTCTTTCTTCGTCATCTGTCATCCTAAAATTACCTCCTTGCATTGAGCACATCTTGTTGCTTCCATATTATCCAGTCGATTAATATGTCCACATTTTTCACACTTTACTTCTTTCTTCATCCTCCTCCTCATTAATTCATTTATTGCTGCCCCGAAGTCATCCATTGCATGACGGAGCATGTCTTCAGTTAGCCAAGCTGTGAATTCTGAGTCGCCTGTTGTTATTGTTACCTTAGCTACGTTGCCTTTAACTTCTATTGTCTTTCCTGTTACCATTCTCCTCATTCTCTCCTCTCCAATCTTCTGGTAATTCAAAGTGACTAAAGCCTCTGGAATAGAGAGGCTCAGTCCTAGTAAGATGTTCCTTTGTAATGTGCTGCATCTGAAGCAGAGATGTGTAGCAGATCTGATAGTGAGTTCCAGAAAAAGTATGTCGCCAAAGTAGTTTCAAAAGCGGAGCCAACTTTTCATTTTTTGCGATCTTTATCGCTTTTTCCTTCGAGACGGTTCTCTCACCATACTTAGGATCATTCAGACACATTTCTACAGTGTTACCATATCGTCGAATCGAGATATCTCCATCTTGTGCTGAGACAGCTATTATCCCATCCTTGTCACTAACAGAACCAGTTTCCGAATCGGCATATTTCAGGAATGCCTTGACTTGGTTAGGATCTACGTCCTTCTGCTTAGCAAGAGCGAGAAGCGTGTGCTTGTAATATACCGATTTGCCCGATAGGTCTAGTTTCATGATGTTTTCACTAGAGGGGTAGTTAACATAAACTCTCTATTTTTCGCATTGAGAAAGTTTAATAAATGATAAGATACTCCCTCTGGCATATAAGTTATCTCCTTTTCGTATGTGAATTCTTCATAGCAAAGATTGTAAAGATAAGGAATCTTGCCTTGATCATCCATCTTCTCTAAGAACTCAGCTACTGTCTCTTGCGAATGAGTTACAGTATTAGTAATATTAGCTAATACTTCGGGATCTATCTCACGGCCAAAAGATAGAGGAATCTCTCCTTTTTCTCTTTCCTTTTGAGTGTAATGTGGATCAATATCTCCCTTAGAGGCAGTACGCTGCATCCATCTGCGAAGTGTTGACAGAGCTACTTTCTCTGGATCTCTGAGAAGATGAATCCATCTGTCAGGCCTGTATCCGTGAGATAAGAAGTGATCTATTCCAATATATGGAACTAGACAGCCTCTTATTCTACCTTTAGGGGGTAATATACCGCCAGTAGATGCAGAGATAGCCTTCCACGATACTATAGAGTATCCTTTGTTAGGATCTCTTCCCTCAGGGCGGACTTCTCCTTCGCAGGCAATTTCAGGATGAGAATTTAGTAATGTAGCGAGGAGATGCGACCCTGAACGAGTATGATAGCAGATACAGAAGTCGAAGAAGTCTGCACATGGTTGACTGAGGAGCATCTCAGCTCTGTGGACTATTTGTTTCTGCTTTGCATCTGGATCTTCCATCTTCACGAATCGCATAGCGAGTTCTCTGGTGGTAAAGTCACACTTCTTACACCCCCATATCTGGTGAGTATATGGATGCTCATATGCCGAATTGAGACATCTAATGCAATTATAGTTCTTGTTGACTCGCCAGTGCCCGACTCTTACGGAGCGATTGTCTTCGTCGTCCTCTTTCCATTGTTCCTCAGTTCCTTCATAGGGAAGAGGCTTTGCTACTTCTACGGTACTTTTGATGATCGGTTTCTCAGTCATTCCGTGCCTCCCATTAGTTCGTCCAGTGCTTCTTTCATGGTTGCGCCTTTATACTCTATGAAGTCTTCCGCACCCTCTCTCTCAAAGTACAGGAAGTACTCATTGCCAACCTTTGTAGCTTCGCTGTGGTGCCACTCCAGCATTTCAGTAAGCAGCGCATCCAGTCGTGCCTTCTCCTTGCGAAGAGCTTCACGTTCATCCCAAAGTTCTCTCACCTGAGTATGCGTCAACCGCTGTATAAATCGCTCTAAGTGCTCTTTGTTGTCACTCATCCTGTGCCTCTATTTGTTTGTTCATCAAGATAACATCTCCGTAATCTCTTCTGCAACCTTACATTCGGTTTTATAGAAGTGTTTCAGGTAAATCTTTCCGTCGTCTACCAAGATTTTCTCTGTTTCAGGAGTCATCCCCTGTTCCTCATCTTCAGTCAGTAATCCGGCTTCGAGCATCTTGCCTAGTTCAGCTTGAACATAAAGTCCTGATAGACCTAATATTTTCTTGGAACGCATTAGTAGTTCCATCTCGGTGAGAAAGCAATTGCCTGCCTGTTCGCAAGCTACTTGAAGTGCGTAGATGATGGCAGCTCTGATCCTAACTGGAGCATCTCTCTTAATTCCAAGCTTCATGGCTATCTCATCTGCCCTCTTGAATCCTATATTCTCTACCTGATCTATTAGGATATAGGGATCAGTTTTGACAGTATTGATAGCTCCTTCACCGTACTGAGCGTAGATTTTGTGAGGGAATGTACCAGTAATTCCGTGATCTGCGAAGAAGCTGAGGACGCCCATCTTAGATTTCTCAGTTTCCCATGCTTGCGATAAATCGGCAGCTTCTAGTGCGCCAATATAATCATGATATCTGACTAGATCTTCTGGATGGTTTTCTATAGTCTCGATGAGAGCGTCACAACCGCCAGCATTTGTTACGACCTGAGCAGCTCTAACGGGACCAACTCCTACTAGGTTGTCAGATATGAACTTAGCTAGAGTAGATGGGTTGATCTCGTTAGACGATACTATAGAATATTCGTGGTACTGATCGACTTTGAGTTGCTCACCATACTTTGGATGAGTCTCCATAGTACCGATGAAGGTCACATCTTTGCGTTCCTTGTCGAATTTTTCAATGTCAAGAGCTCTCATGTTGCCCTTGATTGATACATAGCCCTCCTTTGTGGTTATCTTAGCTATTACGAAATCCGCAGACTTGAAGAAGATGCGGAATATCTTCCCTGTGACTATTATCTTTCCGTCTTTTTCTTGGGGCATTAATTTATCCTCTCATCACCAATTTCACACGTCGCTCGTCTAGTTGCATCCTGAGTTCTTCGAGATCCTCAACCAAGTCATGATTGTCTGCTTGAGTTAGCGTTTTCAGTTTAATAAGTGTGAAGTTCACAGCTACTAGAAGCACGTCTAGTTCATCTTTGTCAAATGACATTCTTGTCGTTGGTTCTTCTTTAATTTTCGAGCTCATACTTCTCCTCTCTGTTCCATCCTTCGTGAGCTGATACACCTACAGGAATTGTTCTGGAGCCTGAGTAATCTAGGTTGACATAATAAAGGTTGAACATATTAAGTTCACGAATCAAAATAGATATTTGCGTCATTCCTCCTATTAGGACATGGGAACCTTTTGGTATTCCCGTAATAGCCTTCCTAACTGCACTTTTTATCTCGAACCAGTTCTGTGGGTCCTTGATAGCTGTTAATCTTGGAGACTCTTCTACGTCCCATCCCTTGTGAGAGATAGCATAGGCCAATTCGGTTTGACTGTGTAGTGTCAAGTTGTAGAGTTTCTTCTTTGGTCCTGTCTTCGGCACTTTATCTTTCTCCTTTCTCTAGAGATTCGCGGGCTGCCTGAGCATTCTATGACTACGGCGGAGATCAAACCGTCGCCCCATAGACAGACACCGAGCATTGACTAGTACTGCTCTCCCCGTCTACCATTTAAGGATCTGACTAAGGCTTGAGAGCGCAGCCCGTTCTCTCAAAACTAATTAAAAGTTTACCCGTTCAATTTCTCAGAGTCTACCTTAACAAACTCTCCGCACCAATCTACCTCAGGATGTACTTCAGGCCATAGTGACGTGACTTGGACAATCTCCGTCATGTCGTGATCCCCTCCTTCTAACTCAGTATTAAATGAAGGAGTAGTCTGCGTCCTAAAAGCAGTTGGATTAGGCGGAAATCTATTACAGGAACCTAGCTCTCTCATGCCATCAGCAGAAGCATGTGGGTCTTGGTAATATTTGCATATTCCGCAAGCTAGTTTTATTTCTTTAGGTTCTTCTGGTTGAACTATCTGGCTGAGATCAGATAGTAATTCCTCTGGTGATGCGGTTCCGAAATCTTTGGGACCTTTAGGCATCTTATTTTCCTTTCCTTTCTGTCCGTTGAGTACAATATGAGCAAACGCCTAATTGTTGCATCGGTTTATCATCGACTGGATACAGTTTTGAATAACACTTAGGACAATACTTGAGCATTGTCCCAGAACGATCAATGAACCTGTCAGAAATAGACTTAGGCACCTTTATTCTTGGTGTATCGTCTCGACTCATCTACTCACCCTCCTCATTCTCTAGCATTGATAAAGATAACTTCAAGAAACGAATCATGTTTTCTTTGTCACAGTTGATTGACACAACTTTATTGTGCGTCTCTGTCCACTGTTCTGTAAGCATAAGAAGTGCAAGCTCTGTGTTAGGCATATCTACCATGATAGCTTTTGCTCGCATGTCAACTTCTAACTGAACAGAATCTTTTTCTGCGCTAATTTGTATGCTCATCTACTCACCCTCCCTTGCTGCCCTCTCGATTACGAGGAAATCTTCCAAGGTCATTACTGCCAACGCAGGATAGAGCGTCCCATCAGGGTCCCATGATTCCAGTAGCTGCCTGAATTGCTCAAACTTCTTTTCATCCTCACTCATCCCGTGCCTCCAGTACCGGGTCTCTGTAAACGCCTTCCTCGTACTCCCCGCACCAATCAGCAGGGTCCAGCCAAGGAGCATCTTCCACAAACCATTCAGGGATATTGTTTTGTATTAGTATCCTCGTCCGAGGAGCGTGCCGTTTACACCGACCTTGTTTACCCTCCTTACTAGGAGGATAAAAGAAGCGACAATTCCCACACCTATATAGCAGGCTCATTCCGCGCCTCCTTCTCTAATCCGTTTGGCAATTTCATAAGAACTGCTTTCCTCATCAGCAATACCTGCACACCGCTCACGCTCTGCGTCGATGCACTGCTGGATGATGCCCTTTGCCTTTTCTTCGAACTTCTGCACGTCATTCGACGGCTTGCTAAACTCCCGTATAATTCGCACCACTGCTTCATTAACTGTCATCTACTCACCCTCCCCCGCCGCTTTAGCTTCTTCACTCATAACACTCATCAACAATTTAACATGCTTGCACGGATCTGCGAATGGATTGATTCCTCTTCTAGCTCGGCCCATAGTAAAGTCAGGGCATGTGCATATCCATATGATAGAGTCACAGTGAGGGCAAGCTCTGGGGGATATGAAGTATGCCTTCTGTGGATCAGTCATAGATCGCATTACGAAGCAATTCTTCTTTTCCTCAATGGATAAATCTTTGTCTTCTGCTTTCTTCAGGTTCAATTCTGAGACGTTCATCTTTAAGAATCCTCCCTATCATCGGCGCTACTATTAGCGCGACTAAAGTCCATATTAGGAGCACTGAAATCATGATACTCTTCACCATCTTCTTTAGATATCTGCCTCACTCTAGCTAGATCTACTAGACAACCTACCATTAAGCCAGCTAATATACCAGACAATAGAGCAAGTATGATGCTCTGTAATTGATACGCAAGGTACGAACCTCCACAAGATGCCAAGAACGCTATTATGACAATAGCTCCATCGACACAGACTTCATTTGGGTTTGTATTAAGTTTCATCTTTGTTCTCCTTTTCCTCATCTAGAAACTCTGACTCGTTAGGCCACTCTCCTTTTGCTATAATCTCCTCTCTTATTGCTTGCGCTCTCGCTTCTGCATCTAGTATATCATAAGCAGCTATTCGTAGATCGAGTTCGACTATTCCCTCAGTAGCAGTCCCGCACATGAAATTGTGTCTGTAATTAGAGTAGCGAAGAATACACCTGAATGATTCATCTGCCATCACAGTTTTGATGTAGCCCGACTTGTTGATGACGACCTGATATGGTTTCTTGTGCTTTAGATCATCTAGTGAGATAGTATCTACAGCCCAAGTCTCTACTTCCCACTCATCGTCATCAGAGAAAGGTGGATCTTTCTCGTTCACATGCTTGCAGACTGCTTCCGCAGTTTCCTTATCAGTGAATACTGCATGATGGGAGTAGTCGTCCCATCGACCAGATGCTATTAGGTAGATTTTATCTTTGTCTTTGTCTTTCATCTTCTACTCCTTCTCCCCTTCATCCATAGGCATAATAACATATCGCCATTCGTCTGTATCTTCAGGAGTGATAGTTACATAATTCAAATTATCTTCCGTAGCGCGATAATAGAATCTCAGGTCAGGAGATAGCCCGAAGGCATCTAGTATAAAATGCGCATTTATTGCGAATCGTGCAACTGGATGAGCTATGTCGCGGTCTCCGCAGAGAAAGACACACTCTCTACCTTCGATCTCATCTTCGATGGATGCAGATAGTATTGCGCGATCATGCTGAAATGATGGGAATGTAAATCTTGAATTGATCTCGAAGACTACCATCCCAGAACTAGTGCATAGCAAGAGACGCTTCAGAGGCAAGAAGAAGTCCTCTGTGAGAGAGAAGTAATATGGTGGAAGCTCATCAAAGTGTGTGATAGGCTTCACGTCACTGTTCCAAGTCTGAGGCTGAATAATAGCTGCATGACCGTCAGATGTTATCATCTCCCAGCTATGCCCGACTCGTTTTCCTCTGAAGTTACGGAGTCTCTCAGAATCATCAGACTTGTTAATCTTTGCGATCAGTTTCTTTAAGTCCTTATTCTGTGGACACCTAGGAAGTTTTGGCCTTCTAAGAGGCTTCAGTTCTCTCTTCCAAGGTGGATTGTAATTCACTTCTCCTTTCTTGTTGATAGTTAAACCTGGGATTAATCTTTTCTTTCTGGCTAGTGTTTCGCTGTAGGGATGTTCTGTTTTCATTAGGATACCCTCATCAATCGTTTCAAGATTTTCGCTCCCCTGACACTCCTGATTGGCTTCTCTCCTTTCATGTAGTTCTTTAGTTGTTTCTTTCTGCGTTCTGATGGTTCCCAATCCTTCTTGTGTCTGCTCATTCATCTTTGTCCTTTCTCGCTGATATTATTTTGTCGATTAAAGATACAATTATAGCATATTTTCGATCCGTTGTCAAGTCTTACTGTTCCTACTTGTAACTAGATACATCGTCAATGCCAATATCCATTAGCGCACTTTCTATTTCCTCTCTTGTAACTGCCCGCTCCCAATGCGATGTACGAGGTACGATCTTCCCGCAAAAGACTTCTTTTATGTTACAATGCAGATGTGGTGCTACGACAGCTTTGTTACCCATTGTAAATCCATTCTTGTCTATAGCATTGCGCTCAAAGGTAGCACGAATCCACTCTTCATTACCCTCATAAATAAGTACTCTAATTACTTTCATTGTATTACCTCCTCCCAAGGTGTGGGCCACGGAATATTAGGGCAAGGGCCATCTGTAATGCGTAACTCCATATCATTACTATCTAAGGAGTCTATCAACAATCCACCAGTGAAGGGAGCCTCGAAGGGGTAGACGCCATATCGACCTATCCAAACGGCTATCTTCACAGCGTTCATGCCTATGTACTCGTCTTGAAGTCCCATGATTGCAGGATAGAGCGTAAGGTGATACTGTGCAGACCAATTATCTCCTGTGTACATAATAAGTGCGCACTCGCCTTCCTGTATTGGCTTCTTGATAGTTTCTCCTCTTAAGTTAGTTGCGTTGGTTGATAGTAAGCTACCAGATATTGCTAGAGTAGCTATTAGCAATAACTTCCTTCTTCTCTTAGTCATTTCTCATTCTCCTTTCTTTGTGCAGAAGCAAATCTTTCTAGGTCATCTAGATCCATTGTCTCTTCCGCTTCACATGCTGATTTTTTCAGATCTTGAATAATCCTCCCGTGGTCCTCATCTGTAATGACCCAGAGAGTAGTGTTACAAGATCCACAACTTGCTTGTTCTCCTTCCATCTCTAGTGACACATCGAGACGATTCTTTATGCCACAGATGGGACATCTGATAATTGCTGTGTTCATTCTATTTCTTTATAACCTCTCTTCTAGAAACGACTAATCCATACTGCGTATGCATACTTCTTCTTTCACCGCTAGACCAAGGTAATCCACCTCTAACATATGC